ACTAATTTTAATCCACTCACCGTCTTTACAGTTCACATTGATAAGCTGACTATATTCATAATCGTACTGAACACCAACGTGTTCAAAATATGTACAAGCGCCAAGCGTTGTGTTTCCTTCTTCTTTATACTTTTGGAATGAACCAGCCCCGAACACCCACTTAAAATTGTACACGCCAACAGGGATATCCTTTCCAACAACATAATCGCCAGCAGGGATTTGGTTCTTTTCCAGCTTCAAAGGAACTCCATTATCACGAATTTTCTTTTGTCGTTGTTCTGGCTCGGTTTGGTCTTCTTCCATATCGCCTTCTATTGATTGTTTTGTTTCAGGGTCTTTTCCTATCATTCTTGCGAGTGAATCCCTGTCCCACAATTCGACATTCAATGTTTTAGCCAGTGTTTGTGCATTCGGAGTAAAATAAACATTTGTGAACACAACGGCTTTATCTGCGCCATATTTCTTTGCACCAGCGTAAACCTCTTGAATTGGCTTTAGACCTAAGTTTGAGCTATACCGCTTGCATTGAAACGCCCATTTCTGGTTGTCTTTATTCGCAGTTATATCAACTCCGTAGTCTCCGCTTGCTTTCGTCACATTAACATTCTTGAATCCGTTTTCCCTAAGAACTTTTGCTATAAAATACTCAAATCTGTGACCTTCCATCTCGTCAATTTCTGAGAAATCAACATCTACAAGTTTATCTTCGCTACTTCGTTTCGATAGAACTGCTATCAAATAAAAAAATATAACGATTGCAACAATGGCTATCATACAACAAGTCTCCAACATTCATAAAAGCCAGCGGCTTTTCGGCTACTGGCTTTTAATTGTTTCAATGTTTAGTCCTCATAACTCGTATCAGTACGGACAAAGTGCATTTTCTTCGTTGTTCCAAGTGCAGATGCGCTATAAGTGATTTCGCCTTTTTCGTAAGTGAACGTCTTTGTTTCATCGCCGGAAGCAAGAAGAGCCAGCCCGGTCTTCTCCTTATCATTTTTAGAATCCCATGTGTAAGGTTCTGCGCTGTCAGTAGGTGCTACATAAGAGCCAGCCCAATACAAAGACTTCGTATCGCCGCCATCAGACACCCAATAGATGACAATCTCTCCATCTTTGATGTATCCAGCCTGATAACTGTCGCCTTTATCTTTTTCTTCCCAGTTCCCCGTTAAGTCAAGCGGCTCAGCCGGAGCGGAACTAGATGTAGTTTTGCTACCACCACAGCCAACCAACATAATGCAAGCCAAAGCAGCCATCAGAACTGCCGCAACGATTTTCTTTCTCATTTTTGATTCTCCTTTTCTTTGGCGTGTTGCCTTTAGCTGATTATAACACAATCTAGGCGCCAATAGGGTTCTTTTTGTATTTTTCGGAAAATTTGGAGACTTGCACAATCAGATGGGTTTGGATTTGTGAAGGAGGGGTGGGTCTTTTTTATTTTTTCGGTGGTAACGGGACTGACCGGGCGGGGCTGGGCGGCGGCTGTATACCCCACCGGTGCACCCCTGCACCATCCAGCGCACCCGGAACGGCTGCATAGCACAAGCAGCAGCGCAGGCCATGCGGGGACGATCGGAACGGCGGCAAGCGCTGGGGCGTGCAGCGCTTGTATGTTGCGTGTGCAACGTTTTTATACACTTGTACGTTTAATCTTGAATATACTATTGACTTGTACGTTTAATCATGTATAATAGTAAATGTACAGAGGATGTACACCACCACACCACCACAAAACAGGAGGGCAAAACCCATGAAAAGAACCTCTAGTATGGCATACCACGAAACAGACGAGAGCAGAGAGCTTGAATTGTACACCACCAACAACGGCGGCTTGTACCGCCAAATGATAACGCCCATTATTAACAACCTGCGCAAAAAGTACCAGCGCGGAACCTATGACGCAGACAAGGCCGTTGACCTCTGGTATAACGTAGCTACTGAGGGAGCAAAGCTGTACAATAAAGAGTTTGGCAGCGACAGCCAATGGACCCGCCTATTTAACGTCCAATGCCGCTATACTGTGGCGGTCAACCTTGAGAGCTACTATAAAGAGGAGGTAGAGTATAATGCTTGATGCAACTCAAATTTACGCCCTCTGGTACGTTGGCGGCATGATCTCCGGCGCACTGGTTATGATTGCATTTCTTAATAGCTAATAAGGGAGGGCTAAAAAATGACGTTGTTCGAAGAAAAAGTGAACGAGTACCGCGAAAACAAGCGGCTTTTGGAAGAGCTTGAAGCAATGAATGAAAGCATTAAAGCAGATATTATCTGCATGATGCAGGGCGCGCCGGAGATGGCGCAGGGTACGGCAAAAGCTATCTATAAGGACGTTCAGAGCGTCCGGCTTGATAGCAAGCTTTTGAAAACGCTGCACCCGGATATATACGCAGAGTGCAGCAGCAAGACCAGTTACAAGCGGTTTAGCGTGATTTGATAGGAGGTTTTAAGATGTTGTATCACGGTTTTTATTTGACGCTCCCGAATGGCAAGTTTTTCTGCGGGCCGTTCTCCACGTTAGAGCGTGCCCGGTTCGTAAAATCTCGCATGATTGACCCGGCCCGCTATGTAATCGCCTGCAAATCCATTCCGGCACATAAAGAAGTTTGGCGGGAGGTGATCGAAAAATGATATTTTCTTGTGCCCTGTTTTTCTTCTGGTTCTTTGCGGCGCTGTTTAAGGCCTCCAAGTAATGCCTATCGGATACTTTAGCGGGGCTGCACCGTAAAGCAACCCCGCCCCAGCCCAAAAGGGCAAAAAACTTTCTGCAAGTCCTGTTTTTAGGGCTTGCGATATGATATACTGTGAAAAAGGGCAAAAGCCCGGAAAAGAGGAAAAAGCCATGTTAAAAGACATTTCTAGCAGCGCCGCCGCCCTGTATGATGGGGGGTGGAGAAGTGCAGACGCTGAACAGCTCCGCGCAGAATACGACTTGACAGAAGAGGAAACGCAAGAGCTTTGCGCCGCCCTTGCAGACCTTGAAGAAAGAAACAACTAAAAGCAACCCCGCCCCAACCCAGCGGGGCTTTTCTTTTGCCTTGCATCTAACACGGTGCAGGGCTTTTATTTTTTCCCTGCTACAATACAGCCACGCACAAGCGTTTACAGCGCGTTTTGCATCGCCAATGCAACTTATACAGCCAACGACACAAAACAGCGTGCGGGACTTTACAGGCGCTTTTCCTGCGATTTCACCCGCTCAACCGCCAACGATACCAGACAGACACAAGCGGATATAATACCGCCTGCACCACGCTGGAGCGTATCACAGCGCCACACCGGACGTTATACAGGTCAGCACAGCATCCTATTATAATAAGGTATATAAGGGTGCAGGGGTGCACTCCTGTCGTGGATCCATGCCAAACAGTGCAGCAGATCGCAGACCGTGTCAGCCCGGTGGCGTCTCGATGCTTCCCACACCTGGCGGGGCAGTCCAGCAGCATGGGCGCGGCGGGCAGACGGAACCATTGACGGCTTGCAGCCGCGCCTCTTTTCGGGCTTTCGCCCGATAGCTAATAGAGGTCGGCAATAGTCGCAGCGTCCCAACTGGAATAGTCGTAGCTTCTCCCGGCAGATAGTCGTGGAATAGTCGTAAAGTCGTCAGACAGCCACCGTTTGAAAGTCCTATATATAGTATAGTAACGAGTTGTCCGCTGATAGTCGCAAAGCGATAGTTGTAATGTTTTCTTGCGATTTGCCGTAAAATAGTCGTGTGTTTTTTGTGCGAAATAGTCGTTTGCCTTTTAGGAAAAGAGAGATGCGATAGTCGCTAAGTCATCAGACCTCCCCAAAAATCAACATGTGTAAAGACACCTGTCAATTTTATTCTCGCCTAGCCATACCAAATTCGTATACAAACCGTACTTATTATAATATACGCTTATATATCCTAGTAACTATCTATGGATTATTTTGCTGGAATAGTTGTATCATCCGATTTGGTCTGTTCCTGCTCGATTTAATTCCCAGTAACGCACTATGGTTTTTCGGTCAATCCATATCGTTCTGCCAGGAATAGTCAATGCAACATTTTTACATATTCAACGGGCTACAAAATGAAGTCAATTCTCCATGTGAAATAGTCGTAGACTATCCACCAGTCCGAACATCACGTCAGTTCTCGCTTACGGTCTGCTCTGCTGACTAACGGTCTGGCTTTTGGAGATAGAGGGTTATAGGGAGAAAGAACCAGTTTGCAATTTCGCATAACTGTTATTTATTCACTTTTGAACTATCATGGCACACCCGGCTCCGTCAACGTGCGCGCTGGCGCATATAACGCCCGCGGACGCGCTAAACACACGGGGAGGGAAAGGGGGAGCACGGAAGATGTTAGGGGGATTATAGGGGGTAATAGGGGTTGTAGGGGAAAGAGGGGGACAAAAGGGGGGGAAGAGGAAACAAGGGGGAAAGGGGACAAAAATTTGAAAGCCATTTTCGAAAGTGACACTCGAAGCGTTTTTCGTCTCAATCAGCCCTGCGATTAGACGATTCTTTCTCAAATTCAGACCTTGCCGTCTTCTCCTGATAAATAACAAGAGAAAAAAGCATGGAATAGTCGCAGAGGGTAGTTTTACCACCAGACACCATTCCATGCTTTCCGATACAATAGTTTTGTAGCCGTGCGAGCTAAGATTAGATATTCTTGCTCTCTCGTGCCTTACGCAGACGTTCTGCAAGTGCTGCACGCTGCTCTTCGCTAATCTCACGAGTGACAGGCGGCCTGAACTTCACAAGACGTTTCGGCATCGAATAGGTCTTAGATTCCTTGCACCGCTTGGCAGACAGCTCCGCCATAAACTTGTATGTATCGGGGAACTGTTCACAGAGCTTGTCCAGCTTGCGAATGTAAACCGGGTCAGCCGTGTAGATTTCTGCGGTATCTTCCGCTGCGTTAAAGTTGATGATAGTCTCACGTTCGATGTTGGTAAGTGCCATAGTTGTTTTCCTCCTGTATTTTGTGTAGTGAAAAATATTTATGGGGTTCAGACGGTATCAGTCCATCCAAGTGTACTCTTGGAACCGTTGAATCTGCTTGTTAAACGTGATGGGAAGGTCGCCTATCCCGCCTTCCTTGTTCTTGCTTAGCCGGAACAGGTACTTGTCGGGGTTATCGCCGGACAGAAGGATGATTGCATCTGCGTCTTGTTCAATCTGTCCGCTCTCTCTCAAGTCGGAGTTGGTAGGCGTTGCTCCTGGCTTGGATGGGTTTCGATTAAGCTGTGCCAATGCCACCACAACAATGCCTGTGGTCTGTGCCAGTTCGTGCAGGGCAATGGATATAGCTGTAATGGCGGCATATCTGTCCTTTGCGCCCGTTTCGTGGATGAGTTGAAGATAGTCTACGAAGATGACTTGAGCCTTTTTACGGAGAGCCTGAGCCTTCATCCATGCCACGTTCTTTCCGGCAGCGGAGCGGATATATAAGGGCATCTTCATGTTTTTTGCCTGTCCGTCAATCTCATTCAAGCTGACCGCCTTATTTTTTACCGTGTCCAGAGGGCAGTATATTTGATTAGCCATCAGACGTGCGCCCAGCTTGCGTTTGCTGGTTTCCAAGCTGAAATAGTACACGGTGTAGTCCTGCTTTGCCATGCTTGCTGCTATTTGCAAGGACAGGGCTGTTTTGCCCGCAGACGGTCTGCCGCCGATGATAATAAAATCACCCGGTGAGATGTGCAGCGCTTCATCCAGACGCTCTAGGCCTGTCTTGATATACACAGGCTTCTCGTCCATGTGAAGCACATAGTCGTTCAGCACATCCTCGTATGTCCACGCATCTTCTTCCTCAGCTTTCAGGCTCATCGCCTCGCCCATCTGCTGGTAAATGTCTGATAGATCAGAATAGTCGGTAAGCTCGCTGGTCATCTGAAATGCCAGACCTTGCACACGAGTGAGTGCAGCTTGTTCTCTGATAAGCTGTGCCCAACGCTGCATCTGCTCCCTGTCAATTCGTACACACTCTGATTCACAGGTTTGTACACACTCCAAAAGCGTCTGTGCTACGTCTGGATGCTGCGTGTTTATCTCGACTATATCTATCTTACCACTAGCTGCCCAATAGCCCTGAACAGCCGCAAAAGCGTCTCTCAGCTCAGGTCTGAACAAGTCAAGTTCAAGGTCTGGTATGATTTCATCCACAACGCCCGGCTTGCAGAGCATGAGCGCACCGATAAATACCGTTTGAACGTCCATTGTCATAGTCTAGGAAACTCCATCTCCGTACTTTGCTCGTACTGGTCATCCTGTTTTAATGCGTAAATGTCCTGCCACCCGGCATAGATGCTCTGGTCGAGAATGGCTTTCCAATCATGCCGATCAAACTTTTCCAGCTTGTTGCAGAGCATCTGTTTTGCCCGGTCTGTCATAGGCTTTTTGATTCTTGTACGCATCTGTGCGAACTCTCGCAGGGATTCCAGCAAGGCTTTATCGCCATGAGCAAAGTCGGAGAAGATGTCAGGTTTCTTCTTGACTGTGCTTTCCAGCAAGGCCTTGACGTTCATCTGACTGTCAGTTGATACAATGGGTTCATTGTCATCTGACTTTGAACTCATAGATGAGCTGACTTTCATCTCATTTATGATATGAGGATGAACCGACTTTCGTGTAGACCATCCTTTTGACGCAATATCGCTTCTTTTCCATTCTTCATCGAGCAGATGCTTAATCAAAATGAAACAAGATTCTGCTTTTTTTGAGTTCAAAGTTGCGTCTTTTTCTTCAAAAACGTATGCACAGATTGCATCGTAGAGTTCCAATTTCTCTTTACTTTTGAGTGTGGAGATGGCTTCAAAGTAGTATCGTTGGAATGTAAAGCTGTCTCGTTTTTTGTCCATGCTCAATCCTCTTTGTAGCGTTTGTTCCATGCTTCGATGGCTTTTTCCTTGCCAAATGTTGCAGAAGTGCTCACCCCGCATTTCCCGCAGACTACCCAACTAGCCATGTCAACGTTAAGTGGATGAATCACTTTTACAGTCGGTGGTTCCGCACCGCAGAACGGACATCTCATGAGTTCTGTCACTTTCTAAATCCATCTCTTGTTCTCGTAATTCGTTTGAAAACTTCATGTAGCTTTGCACCTTTACGGTATACAGGTCTGTTGTGCTTCTGCTTGATGTAACCGCACTGCGTTTCGGACTGTCTGACAGCATTTGCAAAATGTTCAACTGATGTAGCACATCGGCTCATCGCTTCTGTTAATGCTTCAAATCCATCCATCTTTAATCCTCCTTACGCATACCATTTCGGTGCTTCGTTAAAGATCCCCACGCCTTCTGTAAAGCCAAGCCTATCTAAGGTTTCGCACATAATACCGTCCATCATGCTATGAACAATTTCCTCGTCATCGCCGTACTTACGGTACGCTTCCTGCATTTCTGCCGTAAACGCCGCAATCATATCTTGCGTAACAACAATACCGTTCTCCATAAGCCCTCCTACACCATCGGGAACGCCATCCAATGCGTCACCGTCACATCTTTCGGCAGTCTCTCGCCTATCTCATCCCAAAACTGACCATCTGCGTAACAGCCAAGAAAGTACGCTGTCGGCGAGAAGCCTTGCAACATTTTTCCATCTTTATCACGCCACGTTGTCTTAGTCGCAAGCAACAAAGGTTCCGTTCGTTCTTTCGGTGGTTCGCTTGCTGGATGCCAAAGTGTGTTACTCATAACTTGTTCTCCATCAAAGAACCACAGTTCGGACAGTAGTTGTAGCGGTCTCGGTTGTTTCTCGCATGGCAATTACTGCACATAAACCTCGTCTTATCTTCGTCTTGTGCAATCCATTCAGCGGTACGCTCTAAGGCTGTTGGGGCATCTTCCACAACTTCAATGGCATCGCCAATACCGCAGGCACGGCATTTAATTCCATTGTAGTTCTCGCAGCCATCGCAATATGCTTTCTTTATTCTTTCAATAAGTGCGTTTCGTTCAAGGTATTCTGGATAATTAGCCATTGTCCTTTCTCCTTTTAATCTCATTGCAAACCGCCTTGTAGAACGCATCCCACGTCTCATAGTCGCAAGAATCGCCAAAGCCGAACCCTGTCCGCTTGCGTTCTGCAATGTCACGTTCAAAGCAGTCAAGCGTATTATCTGTTAGCTTCGGCAGAAGCGGTGTGATGTATCCGCAGACAAGGCCAGGCATATATGACCGTCTGCCCAAGCAATAGCGCACAGCGCAGTTGCAAACCGCTCCAAAGTTATCATTAGTGGGGTCTACCATGCCTTTAGGTGCGTCTGACTTCAAATCGTTCACGCTGCATTGAAGGGCTTCTGCGAATTTTTCCAGCCGCGTTTCTTTCTTCACGCTACGCTTCTGCTTTTCAACGGCACTTACATACGCATTGGTTGTTCCAATTATCCTTGCAACATCTTTCTGCGTGATGCCAAGTTCAAGCCTACGCTTCCTGATTTTCTCCCCTGCTGTCATTTTTATACTCCTGCCTTGTATATCGCATACAATGTCGCAAACCCAATCAAATAAACTATGATGTGGATGATTGCATCTGCAAAAATCTTTTTATTCCCATCAGGAATTTCGTTCAAAAATAAATCCCATATTAAAATTTTTTCAATGAGATATGCTATTCCACATATAAATGTTCCGACCAGAAAAGAAGCTAAAACCACAATCAACGCATTTCCAAGATTACTCATTATCTTTTCTCTCCCATTCCTTGCATCCACGTTCATCCCACACGAAGTCTGCAACGTGTTCTGACTGGTCGTTCACGCACACGCCCTCTGGCTCTGCGTACCATTTGCAAGAACCACAGGACGGCTCAGATTTGTTCTCACAGGATTCTGCTGTGCATCGGATAGTCTTGCCAGCGGAGAACTGCTTGATGCCCATGCAAGAGCAATGTTCGGTGGTGCAGTAAACATCCATTATCTCTCCCCTCTCTTTCTCCTTCTGTTGGCATTGAATCGCCCAATCACTCGCTTATACTCTTCATAGCACTCCGGGCACAGGTCGCCTGTGTCCCTGCGCCACGCCCAGTCTTTGAAGTATTCGTCAGGGTTCATCATCCTGCCGCCCTGCGCCGCTCCGCAGCGGTCGCATACTCGCTTGTGGTAGATTCCTCTGTCAGTCTGCATTATTCATCCTCCCCAACATCCTTGAACAGGATTTCTTTGTCGGCTTTCCAGTCTTTGATTTTGCAAGGAATGTTTGTGCCGGGCACGGTCTTTTTCAGACCGTCCATCTGCCAGATGTTCCACGAGATGATAGCAGCCATGTTGCGAACCTTCCCAGCGTCAGGCTCTATGCCAAACAGCCACTTAAAGTTCTCTCGCCATGTCAGGAGCATATTTGCTCTTGCAAGCAACAGGCTGTCACCCTGCCACTCATAGCCGTATGTAGTCGTCGCTGCGTCCTCTGCCACATCGTGCCATGTCCAGACATTCCAATCAAACCAGTTGTTTACACATTTCAGTTTGCGGTCAAACAGTCCTTTCCGCTTTGGTACTGGAATCTTTTTTCCTGTTACCGTGTCGTATCGGTTCACAAGGAATGGCGCTTCTCCGCAAGTGATTTCAAGGACTGTCGAATGGATGTACTTGATAGGCTCTTTCTTCATATCGGGCATCGCACCGTTTTCTTCGCCCATGTCTATCATCTTTTCGCAAACCCAAGAAGGAGTGAAAACCTCTGCTTTTGCTTTTGTTCTCTTCTTCTGCTCATCCAGACGCTTTAGAACTCGTGGTACTGGCGAGCATTTCTTGATTTGTTCTAACGTGATTTCATCCGCAAAGCCCGCACCCAGTTCAGGCGGTGGCTCTGTCGCCCAGATGATGTTTTTGCCAGTCGTACGGTCTTTCAGCAAAATAAACAGCGCTGCTGACAGAATCGGGTCGGAGAAATCAACCAACCGTTGTTTCATTTTCCGCTACCTCTCTGTACTCCACGTCAATTCCTTTCGGCAAAGCCGTCTGGTACTTCTGGGCAAGCTGCTCTGCGCTCTGGGCATCGCCCAGCGGCTGTTCAGGCGGCGCAACGGTGACTTCCACGTTGTCACGCATACCAAAGTAGTTCTTGGCTCGGAAAATCCACTCTGCCGGGTTCTCCTGACCATACATACCGTTGTACGCCCACATGGACTGCATTTGCAGAATCAACTTCAAGATGTACTTCTGCTGCAAGCTGTCGTCACGTCGTTTGCCCGCCATAATCTGCTTCAGGCTCACCCATTCGATGCCTAGCACCAGCGCAATCCATTCCACCACAGGGGAAATTCTGGCTTCGATGCAAGCGTCAAAGAAGAAGTCAAGACGTTGCTGCACTTCAATCGGGTTGTTCATGTCCACGCTCGGAAGGTCGCCAAAATACTTTGCAGCAATCATGCCGATGACCTTCTTGTCTTCTTCATCGCCGATTCTTGACTGCAAATCCCCTTTGTTCATCATCTTTGACTTCTCGATAGCCAACTCCTGTCGCTCTTTCATCTTTTTACTCACCTGTGAGCGGATAGATTTCCGCTTGTTAAGCATCTGTTGTTTCTTCTTCTCACGCTCTTTCTCACGCTTCGCAGCGGCTTGCTCTTTCGCCTTTTGCGCTCGCTTCTCACGCTTTTTCTTTTCAGCTTCGGTCAGCGGCGGTCTGCCACGACCACGCTTCGGGGGTGTTGCCATGTATCAGACCTCCTTTGGTGGTTCAGGAAGTGGCATCCAATGGGTAACATTTTTGAATGGGATGCACTCTCTTGCTTCACACCAACCACCGTTTGCATCATAATAGGCTACCCAGTCACCAGCTTTTTCGTCGTGAACCAGAACATAATCGCTGGCAAAATCGTTTTTCGGAACATCAGGAAGTCTATCTTTAACACTAATCCATTCGTTCATGTTCTCACCTCTTCATCTTCGTTTCGATGTTTCTCAGTTCCCGTGCAATCCACAAGATGGAGCAGCAGTTGTCCCACTGCCGCCACCAAGCGCACTTTTCTTTCTCGCATACGCACCGACCAAGCGGATTGCTGGTCATCTTCATCGGGCAGTAAAGTTCATTATCCATTGGTTATTCCCCGTTCATTTCATAACATTTGCTTTCGTTCTCGTTGAGTCCCAAACACCAAGCTAACTCGGAAGCAATTTTCTGATAAATGCCTTTGGCGTTAAGCTCAGTTTCGGATTTCGCACAGCCGCTATAAAGACCATACAGAAAAGCCAGCCTTTCACGCCCTACCATGTTGATATCCTGAATCATCATTTTTACCTCCCAAGAAATACAAACGCCCACTTCATCCATTCGGGAATATCTGCAGAAAACAAGCCCTTATACATAAAGATGGAAAGTACGATAGACGAAACTGCCACGATTGCAATAAAAGCAATCACAATTCCCTGAAAAATCGCAAACATTCTGCGACTTCTTTCCATGCTCTTTTCAATGTCATATCTGTTCATGTTTTTACCTCCGCCCCATCATAACCGCCGTACAAGCAACCAGATACACGTTGATGAACGCCCAGACGAGCATTGCCTGATGTTTCTCAAACAGGTTGTCTGCCATGTCCTTGATTGTCCGTTCGGACTGAACTACTACCGCCAGCAGGACTAGGCAGACCAGCCAGCGAGTTACAAATTCAAACATTGTTATCCTCCATCAAATCGTCCATGCTCAACTGACCGCTGATGTTGTCATCTTCCATCCACCAGCGGAATACGTCCATGCCGGTCTGCCAGCCGCACGGTAAGCCTTTTGCTTTTCTGACATCAAGCATTCTTTCAAACGCAGAAATGTACATTTTTTCATAAGAAGGCCAGCGCATAAACTCACGCTGTCTGCCCCCCTACCGGCCATAGGGCAGCCGATGCAGCCAACACGCTTCTGTCCTTCGCAGTAAAGCGGATTGATAGGCAAGTGCTCGCTGTGCGTGTAGTCCCATACATCATCATCCGACCAATCTACAATAGGATTGACGGTCATTTTGCCCTTGAGGTTGCAGGTTTCAAAGAGCTGCCGCTTTTCATCGTTATCTCCCATCAGGATGATGCGCTTTTCTTTGTCATGATGGCTAAATTCCATCGTTCCACGGTTTTTCTTTCTGTTTGTGGATTCAGCCCAACGAACGCCAGTGGCAATGAATCGATTTTTTCCAGTGTTCTCTTTCAGAACAGCACAGCAGTACCGCACAAGTCGTGTGGGCGGCATCAGCTTTTGCGGAATCAGCGTCCACATGGACACAGGTTTGTCCTTGTACCGTGGCATTATAATGGAGCATTTGATTCCACGCTTTTCCATCTCCTTGAACTGCTCACGGATGAAATAGACTGTCTCCGGCGCATCTGCTGTGGTGTGGCTGTTGACCACCTCGAAGTTGATTCCGGCGCGTTCAGCCAGTGCCACAAGCACTTGCGAATCCTTGCCGCCAGAGTATGTGACCATCAACGGTTTCTTGTACCGATGCTCTGATAGCCTTGCAGCGTCCTGCAACCGTGCGATTGCAAGCTGTTCCTTATCCATTAGCTCCACCTTTCCCTCAGCTCTTTTTCGACCTGTTCTGATTTTGTGGTGATGTAATCCGCAAACTCGTCAGGTGTCATGTCCTCGTTTTTGAACTGACCGACCATCTCCCAGTACCTGTCACCAATGCGGATGATTTTCTGCGCCTGTTCATCGCTCAGGTCTGCATCGCACCGAAGGTTCTGGATCAGTGCGCCCCATGTGGCGGCGATGCCATCCAGAGCCATGCGAAAACCGTACAACTGGTTCTGCCGTGCGATTTTGCGGAGGTTGGTCGGCTTGACCTGTTTACCGCACAAAGGGCAGTTTCCAAATTTATTCATCCGACTGCTCCTTATCTTGAAGTCGATGGAGCCAACGGTAGTATTTTTCACTTGAAATAATTTCAATTCGCTCATGCGCTTTTCCGTCACCCGAAGCACCAAGCGCAACCATGCACACCATAACATCTGCGTATTCCTCTTCAAACGCCTTTCGGCATTCCTCTACGCTCTTCGGTGTCGGGTTCGTCCCATCCAGCGCACGGCGCAGCTTCAACGCAGCCTGTGCCAACTCGGACGCTTCTTCTGCCAACTGCGCCAAGATTTCGGTTTTAGGCAGGATGTCTGAAATTTTCTTACTCACTTTTGTTCTCCTTTCAGCCAGTCGTTCAGCTTTGCCATGCAAGAGGGGCAAAGAAAAAACGGGTCATCTGAATAGATAAAAATTTTCCTATTTTTCTTTGTAATGCACCTGCAAATAGAATTGTTTTCTACTCTTTGCGTCCACTCACTTATGGAGAACTCTGGATATTCAAATGTTTCACCGCATCTATCGCATTTCATTGTCATGCTTGGCTTTCCTCCAATCTCTTCAGCAGCCCATCCACGTCATACCGCCAATGGACACGCAGCCTTTTTGCTTTGACCTCTATCCCCTCTTGCTCTGCCCACTGCCAAGGGATGCTCTTGCGGCTTTCGTTGTATCGGAACGCCAGAACCTTGCTGGCAGGGATTGCAAAGGTGCGGTTGACTGCCCTGTAATTGACTATCACATGGGCGGTCTGACCACTGTACCCCATTGCATCCACCATGTCCGTGATGTGCTTTTCCTTGCGGTATTTGCACTTTGCCTTGTCGTACTTTCCGAACACCTTTTCCAGAGGGATAGAGGGCGTTTCGATGGTTTTCAGTTCAAACAGGTGGTTCATCGGGTAACGGTACACAAGAAAGTCGCAGATGTTGTCGATAGAGAAGGACAGGTTCTCGTTGCCGCCGTAGTACGTGGCAGCACTGTCTTTCAGGCGGTAGCACCACGCATCGTATGGGACGGATGCTTTGAAGTCTGCTTCAAACTGCTTGCCGGTGTTCATTCGTTGCCCTCGATTTTTTTGGCTTCTCTGATACGCAGTCTGGCAAGTTCGCTATTTGCATATCGCAGTTGCCAGCTACCAAACCATCCTTTGTGAACAAGTTTTCCGGCGCAGTAAACAAACTCCTGCTTCATCAATTCATCAAGTGAAATAATGTAATTGCCCGGCTTATACTTTCTTTTTCTCATCCTCGTTCACCTCTAAATTCACTTCCGAGAAACCGTTTCTTGCCACGTTCCCTGTGCTTGTCCTCATAATCACGGTGGTACACGCTCTGGCTGTGGTTCAGTTCATACACGAATGCCTTGCGCTCCTCGAAGTCTTTCTTCTCTGCCTTGTACTTCTCGCAAGTGTCGTGGCAAGCTGTGCAGCGAGATTTGCAGTTGAGACAACAGGTAATCATTCTTCGCCGAATCTCCTTTTTGTAACGGCAATGGGAAACTCTTCGATTTCGGAAGCCCATCGTGCCGTACCGTTTCCATAGGTCTTTTGCCAGACAAGTGGGAAGCCACCTATACCATCGAACAGACTTCCTAGCGTGGCATTTTTGACCAGATAAGGTTTCATCTTCTGTGCAATCCAGAGCCACTGCGGCAAAGCGATGGAGTTGCCCAGTGCCTTGTATCTTGGGGTGTCTGCGGGTTTGTGTTTTTTGCCTTTTGTGTCCACCCACTCGCCAATATCTGTCCACCCGTCCGGGTAGCCTTGCAGGCGTTCGCACTCTGTCGGTGTGAGGTGGCGCACAATCCAGCGAATGGTTTTCTCTGCAACCAGACACTCGCTGCCATTGCCGATGTTTCCTGCTTTCGCTTTCAAGGTTGAGCATTTTCCGCTTTCCTTATAGTGGCTGAAAGACTGTTCGTTGAAGGTCTTACGTTCGATAGCGATAGCTGTATAGTCTGGGATTCTATTTTCGTGGTCGCCGGTGATGGTAGGCACTATTTTCCCATCGCCATTGCCCCGTGCATCAAACACTTTTCTATCTGTTATCATCGGAATATACCCACCGCCCATGCCCATGCTTGCTGGAAGCGTTGGGCAGATGCCGGTCTGTGAGACCGTTGCATGGACTTGGTTACTTTCTAGAACAATAGGTTGGTGCCCGTGTTTCGATGCCCTCAATGTTCCAGTAATGTTATAAGACACGCCCATTACTCCGCCACCTTGGTCGTTCAGAATCGGAACGGGCTGGAAAAGCGTCTGGTCTTGGAGGGTCGATAGCGTCCCGACTTTTTCTGTTTGCACAAGTGCGCCCTTTCCGCCTCCGGCACAACCAGAGCGGATTTTAAGAGAGTACGCAGCTGCTTCTCTGCTTTCTCTCTTATCTGTTCTTTCCTCTCGTTCAGAGCGGCCAGCTTCTCCCGTCTTATCCGTTTCTGTTCTTCTGCAATCAGCATCTCCATCGCCTTTGCGGCCGCGCCCGGCTCCCACCACTCCATCATTTCCAGCAGGGCAGTTTGCAGTAAGTCCGGCAATTTCTTTCCACGCCGGGATGCGCGAATCAGGATGCCTTGACAGGCTCGTTCGCTCAAATAGTATTTCAGAGGCGCGTTGACCTCCAAAATCTGCGACAAGAGCGATACGTTTTCTTCTCTGGGGTACTCCCCAGTATTGAGCATCGAGCTGTCTCCAAGCCAAACTCCATCCGTTTCCGGCAATTGCTCCGGCTTTGCTCCATCTGCCCCCCCTACCCGAAGGTCGAGGAATTGAAACGTCTGATTGTTCCACGCGGGCAAGTTCTTCCAGCACGGCTCTGAAATCTTCTCCTCCGTTGGAGCTGAGGGCTCCTGGCACGTTCTCCCAAATAGCGAAAGTTGGATGCAATCCATTTGTGCTTGACCTCATTTCCTTTATAATCCGAACCGCCTCCATGAACAGCCCGGAACGTTCTCCTGCAAGTCCGGCCCTGCGTCCTGCAATGGACAAGTCCTGGCATGGGCTGCCAAACGTGATACAATCCACAGGTTCTATTTGGTCGCCGTGAATCTTTGTGATGTCGCCCAAGTGCTTCATCTTTCCAAACGCCCGTCCAGCCAGATAGCGCAGCTCTTATATAAGGTAGGAAACCAATGCTTCACAGGTTAAAATGGCATGTCATCTGCGTTGCCCTCAATCACAGAAAAGTCATCGTTTCCGCCATTCGAGTAGCCAGAACCAGACCCACCAGCCAGCGTTTTCTTCGGTCTGACCTCATAGTCACCGGAACGAATCTTGTCCACGCTGGTGAAACGGTCAACGACAAGCTTTGTCTTGATGTTTCCATCGTTGCCCATGTACTCTTCCTCACGGAGAACCACACCGACCAGCTTTCCACGCAGGGTCTTTTCATCGTTGTTGAACTTGTAGCCTGGATTGGACTGCTCCACAGCGGTGATAAATCCCTTGAAGTACGGCAGCGCCTTTTCCTTGTAGCTCTTGATGGTCTTGCCACCCCATGCCCACTCGCCCGGATTCAGCTTGCCATGCTCGATAAGGGAAGCGGTCTGCTCACGCCAGTAGCCCTTGAACTCGCCCTCTGTGACTTCCCACTCGATGTTCAGACGCTCCTTTTTAGGCTCGTCCGTTGCCTTGCAGATACCGGCAACATAGCCTCCAACAGGCAGGTCACGGCGTTCGGTGGCTTCCTGTACGTCATTCCAGTTGATGTTCTTCATCTGTTACTCTCCTTTGTTATCCGGCTGAACCGGGATGTTGTAATACTCACGGATGGTCTTGTCTACAGCAGCGAGGTCGTTCTCGATCAGCGCATCGTTGAACATCCCCAGAGGGGTTTTCACGGTATCCATCCCATCGTTGCGAGTGCTGAACAGGTATCGCCCATCCTGCACAACGGTTTTCAGAACGATGGTGAAGTACCCTTCCACGCAGACTTTCTCGTCCAGCAGCTTGCCGATGGTCTTGAACTTCTCGCCGCCATCACCGTCACGCTCGCTGTGCCCGAAAAAGTAGACCACCACATCGTCCGGCAGCTCCTTCGCCCGCATCAGCAAGGCGTTGAAGTTGGCTGCCATGTCGGTAAACTTCTGGTATCCGGCAACCTTTGCGTTCCGCATGAACTCGCCGGTCATAAGGTAGGTGGCATCGTCAATGACGATAGACTTACGTTTGGTGCTGTGGATTGCGGCGTCAATCTTGCCGTAGTCGTTGGTGATATAGGTTTTCATGTTGCTGCGGAACGGCAGCGGCTTGCCAAGCACGTTGATGACCGCAACCTGTTCCGTGTCAAAGTTCCGAAGCGAAGCGGACTTTCCGCTGCCAGAATGACCATAGACCATTACTAATACTGCCATTTTTCTTTCCTTTCTTCGGCTTCATTAGGCTTCATTGTTCTTGCTTTGGCTTAACTTGGCTGTACAAAATCAACCAGCCATCAGTTCTTCCAGCTGTGCACGGAGGCCTTTCAGCTCTGCTTCCCTGTCCTCAATCTCATACTTCAAGTCCTCAATCGCTGCCAGCCGGTCGGCTTCCTTGGCTTTCGCCATCTGTTCGTTGGTCATGAAGTACACGCCGTCCTCCGGCTCTGTCACGCCACCGAATCTGTCAAGGTTAATCATTCTTCGACTTGCCTCTCTTGCGCTGTTCTTTAATTTGCAACGCACTGTTCCACTGGTCTTTGTCGATTTCGATGGTAGACCACCGGTAGTTACATACAAGGCACTTCTTGCGGCGAGCGATGCTGTCATAGTCAGGTCGGCTGTCAACCGTTGTGATGTTGTCGCTGCCGCACATCGGGCATTTCATCGTGCATCCCTCCACTCGCTGGTGTGGTGGGCAACACGCTTGATTTTCTGACGCTCGCGTTCGCTGCGCTCTTCTTCTTCGGCGCTTACTGCCAACGCACACAGCAAGATAGCCGTTGCAAGAAGCCCGCAGGACACAATCACCCAGCCAAGCATCTGTGCGGTGGTCTGGCAGCCCTGAATCGCGTCCCCGCACCCAACTGCTGCAATTGCCACGATCAGCCCGATCATGGACAATGCTGTTCCTTTCAAAGTTTTCATTTTACCCCCTTAATATAAGTTCAAAGTAATATGGCTTCGTACCATCAATGGCTATTTCCGCGTCCAGCACTTTTGCAAGCCTTAAAAGTGTTCCTGTTCGGACGCCAGTCTTGTTGAATACTTTCTTTTTGCCCAGAATTCCATCCAGTGTAGGCCTTGAAACTCCGCTTTGTCTGCTTAAATCGCACAACCGGATATTCCTTTCCTGCATCGCTTCTGCGAGTGTCATCATTTTGTACCTTTGGGCCCCAAAATCCAGATCGTTGCCATCAGAGCACCGACACCAATGATGTACCATGTCGCCTTAGCTCCGATTAAAAGCTCGATGTGATGCACCAACCAGAAATTCAATAGAAACGTTGCGAGAACTAATGCCAGAACAATGCCCCAGATCAGGGCGATTTCTACCAGTGCTTTCATCTTTGTCCTTTCTATTATGTATGTGTTCCAGCCTGTCTTTCTCCCGGCTGTGCCATCGAATCTCCCGCTTTCCATAATATTTTCCGTTCACATTTACCACCTATCAATCGTTCCGAGCTGTAGCCCAAGCGCTACTTTGCCGTATGTTGTGCCAAGTTCATTTGCCTTTGCTTCGATTTCCTCGATGGTGTAGCCCTTATTCTTTGGCTTTTTCCGCTTTGGCTTCTTGTACTGGCCGCTTTTACCGTTTTCTTGATATTTCTTGCGCAGCTTTTTTTGTAAGTCTGCGTAAGCTGCTTTCTGGCACTCTGCGTGATACTTCTGGCAAACATTTCTCCGCACAAGCGGTTTACCGCACCAAGCACAAGGAACCGGCTTTGCGGTTTCTTTACGTTTTGCTTCAGCTCGTTTTCGGTTACGTTCTCTCCATCGCTCCAAATTTGCAATGCTGTAGCAGTTAAGGCAGTATTTTCGATTCGCGGCTACCATTCCAAGAAGAGCTCCACAGCGCTCACAGTATTTAATCTCCACGCTGCTCTCCTGCTTTCTTCTTGGCTTCCCGATTGTGGCGTTCAAAGCACTGGTTCAGCATCTTTTCCATCCAGAACACCTTGTTGGCATCGTTTCGGGACACGCCAGCAGCCATTGCCAGCTTCAGCCTACGCTTGCGGCTTTGCGCCTTGCGAAAATTCGTCACCAACCCTCACCAGCCTTTTTGATGATGAACGCAGGCACGTCTTTGCCGGTAGCACGGCACAGACAGTCGCACTTGGCAACCCAAGTATCAAAAGAAGCAGAAGGGATGCAGCACGCTCCATTTCGTATAAAGCTTTCATCATCCGGTTTACTAAGCCAAACAGAAACTGCCTTGTGGCAGTACGCTTCCGTGACTCCGCTCCATTCAATGTTGCACCCGTCCAAGCACAACTGTTCCATAATCTTCATCGCCAGACGCTTCGCTTCGGCGAGTTCCTCTGCTGTCCACTTGAGCTTTTCAGATTCGTAGACCTTGACCGCCTCGTCAATGGCAAATTTCGCATCGTCCGGGTGCTCTAGGTCTACTTTCAATGTCAAAATCTGTTCCATGTTCAGCCCTCCGCTTTCTTGCTCTTTTCCGTCTTTAAGAAGAGATTAACGAAATAGACCTGACCGATGCCGGTCACCTTCGGGGTCTTGTTGATGGAGGTGTGCCCATCGGAATGTGCAATGGACGTTTCCTTGATTTCAAACAAGCGAAGTTCCATAGACTTCTGCGTTGGCATATTGTAGTCCGTCCGCTTCTTGTCTTTAATCAAGTATCCGTTCTCACGCATCCACTGGAACAGACGGTTCTGCCCCATCTGGATGCCGTTCTGCGACAGCAGCTTTGCCATCTCACCAACGAGAATGCTCTGGCCGCTTGCGCTCACAGCGTCAGCGAAAAGCGCTTTCGGCTTCATGGTTTCAATCTGCTTGTCCTTCTCTTCCAGCTCTTCGTGCGCTGCGATCAGCGCAGTTGCAAGGAGCTGTGAGCGGGTGAGCCGTGGCTGTTCGGTCAGCTTCTTCTCCATCTCGTTGAACGCCGCAATATACTTCAGCTTCCATTCAAGGGCAGTCTTGCCGGTGAAACCCATAGCCAGCAAGGTGAAACCGTCACGGTTCATCATGTACATGGGGTAAGTCTGACCGTTCTGCTCGTGGGTGTACTCGGTCTTGTAGAACATGTGGGTGTCCCCATTTTTGGGGAGACCCTTCATAATATCTTCGATGTCACGCATCACATGGTCATGACGCTTCTCGAAGCTCTCTGCAATCTGACGGCTGGAAACCACAGGCTCGCCATTCTGCATAGATAAGATAATGTCGTTCATTTTTAACCCTTTCTTATGATTTACTGCTTATCTCTTACAAGAAGAGCGTCCACCGACACGCGGAAGTAATCAGCGACTTTCACAAGCTGTCGAATGCTCGGCCCATTTGCGGAGCGTTCCCACTTGCCCAGTGCGCCGTTGCTTAAACCAGCAGCTACTTCCAAGTCAGTACGAGACAGACCATGTAACTTGCGAAACTCGTCGATTTTAGAAAGATTCACTAGCCATTCTCCTTTCTGGGCTTGCATTTTACTAGAAAATATGCTACTATGTAGTTGCGAGGTACAAAGTGAACATTTTCCAGCGACTTCCTGATAGATTTGTCAGGGGTCTTGGTTTTTGTTTGCCCTGTGCTTCATATTATACTAGCCAAGTGGCTATTTTTCAATAGTCAATCTTCAATTTTGTGAACATTTGGCTATTTGCACAAAAAGAGAGGTCTTTTTCTATGCGCAATGTGGAGCGAGCCAAAAGAATCGCTGCCGACAAGGGTGTCAATATATCCTTTGTGTGCAGAGAAATCGGAAAAAGCAGAGGTTATATCTCTCAAATGCTGACTACCGACAGGGATTTTCCAGATGAAATGCTTTTGCCAGTAGCCAACGCGCTTGGCGTTACGGTTGAGGAACTCACTGGCAACCAAAAAGAAAACCCGCCCCAGCAGCCGCAAAGTGAAGTCGATGCGGATATCAAATGGATTGAGCAGAAGTTGGTGGAGATGTCAAAAGAAAAGCGCGAAGCCTTGATGAAGCTTATCAAAACAATGTGAAAGGGATGCCAATGAAAGGAACGAGCTTAGATAAGGCAGTTTTCTTTGGCGGCATTGGACTGCTTGTTTTTTCTTGCAACCTGCATGGGACACCCAGCGCTATTGTTGGTCTCGCTGGAATTGTTCTTTGCTGTTACAAGTGGCAGGCCTGCTTTGGCACAAAAGCAGAAAGAAAAGCCAAAAAAGAAGCACAAAAAGTTCAAGCAGAAATGGAAGTGGCGCAGGAAAGAGAAGAAATTAGGGCTGCGCATAACCCTGTAAAAGCAAAAATTATCGTTTCCAACACTAGCAAAAAGGCAGGGAGCGCTGCCATCCGCACTGCCATTGGCAGTTCAATTGCCGGTTTGCCCGGTGCTGTTTACGGAGTAGCATCCGCAAAATCTAAAACCAGCGTCACGTTTTATGTGACGTATGAAGATGGCCACAGCGGAACTGAAACCGTAAAATCTGATTCTAGCCGGTTCTTAAAACTGATGAAAGTCTGTAAGGATTGACCCGGTACAAATAAAACCCCTTGCGCCGGGCTTTCAGTAGCCTTATGCGCAAGGGGTTTTGTCATGCGTTAGCTATTATTTCTTTAGCTGCCGGAATTTTATCAGGGTGTTCTAACAGCCATGCGATAAACCTGTCAATCTTAGCTCTTTCTTGTTCGCTCATTGCAGCATATCCTCCCGATCAGTAAACGCGAATGTTCATTTGATACGATTATACATCTTTTAGTTGTACAGTCAATATAATTTAAACAACTTCGTAAAAATCGAACGTTTTCTTCACATCCGTTACTTTGCATCGGGGAAGCCAAAAATTGCAATGACAATGATTAAGAGCCACATTAAGTTTAAGTTACCCTTTGCTTTGTAACATTCCGTTGAGTATGGAACGAAAGGGATTATTCGGTAAATCGTCCAGCACATCTGCTTTGACGAGAGCGTTTGTGCTGATGCTGTGCGAAACATTGTTTAGCTGCACAATGGCATCGTCCAAGTCTTTTACGGTTGCTCCACGCCGTTCCATTGACTGGAGGAAAGTTTTCACTTCTTCAAGAACGACAGGGTTTTCGGCTTTATAGAATCCATCCGTAAAGTCCATCTTCTTCTCCTTTCACAGCTCCACGAGCTGTCCGTCAATGCGTTCGATGCTATCTGCCGGGTCGCGCCCATCGTCTAAGGCGGCTACGGCACGCTCTAGGACGGCTTTTGCTTCTTCGTAAGCAAACTTATCAGCATCGTTGTTTGCAAGGTTGTAGACCAGCTTTAAGGCGGTCTGGCGGGCATAGGGTATAAGCATGGTGTCGATTTGGTTCATATACTAGCCCTCCCACGGTTTTGGCGTTCTGTTTTCGGTCGGTTCAGATGCGGGCATCCCGTCAATGATAATCATATTGTTACCTCCTGTTTGATTATTTTTTCGATGTTACAGTTATAACACAGGCTGCTGTTGGTTCTCCATAGCAGCTTTTTCCATTTTTTGGCTTGTCGAATCCGGCAGTTTTGCAGAATTTTGTTGAAAGGGCGTGAATTTATGGATGAATATTTGATAAGAACGGCCAAAGCATTAGAGATGGCACGGATGCGTTCCGGTCTGAGCCAGCAGAAATTAGCAGCACGAATGGGCGTGAATCGTGGCACGATTGCCAACTGGGAGCAAGGTCTGGCGGCTATTTCCCTACCAATGGCTATGCGCTGGTTCACCTGTTGCGGCGTATCGGCGGCTCGATACATGGACGCTTGCATTTATCCTGGACTGCTGGAGCATCTGGAAGACGACCTTTCCAACATGGAAAAGCGTCAGATTCTCATAGATGCCATGATTGAATGTTCTTCCTACGAGATAGATGCTTTGTTGTACATCCGGTACGGAGATCACGGTTCAGACCACATGGGCGTGCTGACGGAGGTTCTGGCAAACCTCCATACGCCATTGAAGGACAGGGTCTCTGTTTGCCGGATGGTATCGGGCAACTATGAGATAGCACAGGCTACCGGAACAGACCCAGACCCGAACGGAACCGCCCCGAAGATGGAGATTCTCTATCAGGCGCAAGATGCCGGAACGGAAGCTGCTATGAAGTCCAACGATTCTTATACCGTAAATCCGAATAATATAAGCGGCTGATTGTCGAATTATCGTTGTTTATGATGAACATCTTGTACACCTTTCAACGAATTGATTTCTAATTGTGATGCAAACACTTCTCTTGTTGTGCAAATAAATAACGTTAATACGTTATGTTATCGCTCACTTTAGCAAAATTATATTTTGATTGTCAAAACAAAAACCTATGCACATTGAGTACACCGTTGCGTAAAATTGACTTTCATTTTGATAAAATAAGAAAAAATTAGAGATTATGGAACTTCTTCTTTTGTTTAGTAGAAGATTATTTAACTCTTGTTTATAATCTTGTTTATATATAATGTAAGAATGGGTACGAGATGTGCATGATGGGGTACGAGATGTGCATAAGCGTGTACGAGATGTGCGTCAAATAAGGGGGTCTAGGTGTACAAGATGTGCATGAGCCAATATAAGTGAATAAAACTATTGACGTGTACACCATTATGTGATAAAATTGGTGTACAGAGAAAGGAGATGTACACTATTGGCAGACCTTTATGAAAATAACTTGATCGAAAAAAGCAAGGCGCTTGTTTGGGCAGAGTTTAATGATTACACTGTTGGAGAGCTGCGGCTTTTGGAAGTGTATCTTAGCCGTATCAACCCTAGAGATGAAAAATCTAGTGAAGTCAAGTTTACCCTTTCGGAATATTGCGATTTGCTTGGACTGCGTGTTAATAGCAGGAACATCGAGAAGCAAATCGAACATTTTCTTGGCAACGTTGTGACGCTTCCTCTTAATGACGATGGAAGCGAGTACAATATGTATACGCTTTTTACGAAAGCAAGCGTTACGATTGATAAGAACTTAGGAATGTACGTTGTTACTCTCTGTTGCAACCCTGAATTGAGAAGTGTATTCTTTGATATTGCCAAGAGCGGTTATATCAAGTATAGACTTCGCTACACGGTAAAAATGAAATCGCAGTATAGCATTTTACTTTATTCGATGCTGCGAGATATGATGAATCGCGGCGGAGACCATTTTGATATTAGCATCAATCGGCTTCGTTCACATCTCGGCGCAAATGCAGGATGCTATGAAAGTTTCAAGAACTTTAGACGGAGAGTTTTGGATGCAGCGGTTGAAGAAATCAATGATGTGTCCGACATTTATGTTACTTACGAAAAAATCTCGTTTGGAAACAAGGCGGTTGCGATTTCTTTTGCCGCTAAGAAAAAAGATGAAAAGCCTGTCGCCGAATTAAAGGCGAAAGAATATAAAGAAGAACTTCCATTCGATGATGACATTCCTGTCGGCAAACCGAATAAAAAGGCTTACAGTGATGTAGATTGGGAGAATATAGCGCCAGACCTTGAGAAATCAGAGTGCATCGGCATTGCAAGAATGGTTGGGAAAAGAATGGCCGAGAGCTTCCCTACTATTAAGGCTCATAAGAAGAAAGCTGCCGTTGTAAACATTGTGAGTAATGCGTACAATAAAATTTTAAGAGACAAGAAGGAATGGCCTGATAACCCTGCTGGCTATCTTTACAGAGTTATCGAAAACTCTGACTTAGACGAGTTTTCGACTTTTGACGATAGCTTCTTGAAGTAGTCATACACAGTAAATAAAGAAAGAGTGATAAAATGGCAAAAATCATAGCTGTTGCCAACCAGAAGGGCGGCACAGGAAAGACCACCACAAGCACCTGTCTGGCTGGTGCGTTGCAGTTGCTTGACAAGAAGGTCTTGCTGGTGGACTGCGATGCCCAGTGTAACGCAACAGACACCTACGGCGCACAGACAGAGGATGTGTGTACCCTGTTCGATGTAATGACCCGGCAGGGCACAGTAGAGGAAGGAATCCAGCACTGTGAAGCTGGTGACATTCTGCCGTCTGACAATGCAATGAAGGACATTGACGAGCAGCTTGTCCGGGACATTGGCAAGAACTTCCGGCTGCGTGAAGCACTGGAATCCATGTCTGCACAGTACGATTACATTGTTTTGGACACTCCCCCGCAGCTCGGCCTTGCACTTGTAAACGCGCTGATCGCCGCAAACGGCATCATCGTGCCTATTACGGCAGACCGCTATGCACTTGCCGGATTGAGCCAACTTTCGCAGACCATCGGTGATGTTCGCAGATACTTCAATCCGACTTTGAAGATTGAAGGTCTGCTTCTGAACCAGTACAAGAGCCGCGAGAACCTGTCCAAAGAGGTTGTGGAGCAGCTTCCTGTGATTGCACAGAGCATGGGCACAACCCTGCTGGATGTGAAAATTAGACCGTCTATGGGCGTTCGTAAGGCGCAGGCAGAGCGGCACAGCCTGTTTAGCGGTGACACGGCAAAGAGTACCAGCGCAGAGGATTTCAAAGAGCTGGCAAAGAAGATTGTAGAGGGGGATGTGCAGTGAATGTAGTTAGATATAAAGAGCTGGAAAAAGCCGAGTTTGAATTGCAAAGCAAATTCAGCTCGAAAGATGTTATGTTTTTCCGCCGAGGAGATGGAATAGACAATCCGATTTATTATGTTGTTTCACAAAGACATTGTGGGGCGTTAAGTTCCGAAGAAGCCATAAAAGCCGGAAAAGTTTTGATTGAAGCTGGAAATGCGGCGAAATCTTTTCGGTACAACGGGTATTTTATTGATTGGAGTGACACACAGTGAAAAAGTCCAGCAAAAAAACATCCGGCTTGTTGGGCGGGTTTGATTTCCAGCCTGTTTTTTCGGAACAGCCATTAAGCCGAAGTGAGCCAAAGGAAGAAGAAGTAAGCCAAACAAAGCCGAACGAAGCCGAACAAGCACCGATTAAGCCAAGTGATGCAACAGACAGCCATGCACAGCCGAACGAAGCAAAATTAAGCAGTATTAAGCCGAAGCAAGCCAAAGACAGCGAAAGACAGCCGAGTGATGCCGTGTTAGGCGAAGGTAAGCCGAAGAAGCTGAAACAGGCAAAGGAAGTGCAACGCCTTATCGAACAAGGCGATGTGCCCGGCGCATTAGCCGAAGCTGGTTTGACAAAGAAAAAATTTCCGATGCCGGAATCGCATCAGGGCGTTGCAAGCGGTGACGGGAAGCGTTCAAAGCGCATTACCATCCTTATGAGCGAGGAAGAACGTAAGTACATCAACCGTGAAGCCAGACGGCACGGAATGACCATCGGGCAGTTCGTATACGCTCTGGCTGCTGCTGCGGCAGATGGAAGGATTGAATTGGAGGATTTCTTAGATGAATGACGTGTGGACTGATATTGGGCAGAAATATGAAGCAATGGCAAATATGGGATGCAAGCCTTATGGCTTCAAGCAAGTTCCATTAAATTTTGTGTTTGACGAAGATAAGTCGGTAAAGTGGAACAAAGAACAAGCGCAAAAGAACAACGATGATTACCGCAATGAAGTTAAGCGACTGAATCAAGAGAAAATGAAGCGTAGGGATGAAATCTACGCAGAGATTTATAAGACGATTCAAGAAGAAGTTGGTTTTGGGATTTCAGAAAAGAAAGCGGCAAAAATTTGGGAGTGCGCTTACGATAGAGGGCATTCAGAAGGATGGTATGAAATAATCATCAATTTGGAAGAAATTGAAGAACTCGTAAAGTTCGTATTGGGTGAAAAGAACTGAACTGGAAGATTTCTTGGAGGATTGACGTATGATGAAGTCGAAGGAATTTTACGAAGGAAGCATTATCCGTTTACAGAAAATGGTTAAGCGTGGCATTTGCGTTCTTTTGTTCGATGCTTTTGCCATAGCAGTTCAGATTCCGTTTATCTTTGCTGGTAAATGGGTTGCAACGCACTTGATTTTGTCCATCGCCGTATCTTTTGCAGCGGGATTTAGCTTTAACACGCTTGTAGATAGCAAAAGACAACTTGATATGTACAAGGCAGATATGGAATTGTACTATACCAAATAAAATAGCCCCTGTGTAGTCACAATGACCGCACAGGGGAGAAAGGAATAATATGAGCGAAAAAGCAAGAATGTACATAAAATGTTGCGTAGAGAGAAACAAAAGAATTATATATCACGATTTATTGTTTCTTTTGTTTTCTGCGTTGATTGAAGGATATTTTATTCGTCAATTCATATTTGAAAATCATTCGTTTGTTTATATTATGCTTATTATGCTGGACGCCTTTCTCGCGTTCAATGTAGCAAAAGAGCTATCCGAATTTGAAAAGAATCTGAAATCTTAAAAAATATATTAGAAAAGGGTGATGAAAAGTGCTAATATATGTTTTTGCAGGAATATGCTTTATAGGTATGCTTATTTGCGTGAGTTCTTTTTTTGCGGAGCCATTTGACAACGAGGGCGGAAAAGAATATGCAATAATGGCTGTTGCAGGGATTGTTTTAACAATACTTGGCGTTGTTCTGATGATAGCAAACGTAGAATACAATTCGTCCCATCCTATTGTATCGAATTATGATTTACAAGAAATAGAACCGGGAATATACGCCTATACATCGACTGTCGTTTCAAATATCCCAGCGGAAAATTATGAAATGTGTACAGTTTTAATAAATGGGCAGTACATTACAATTAAAGGAACCGTAAAAATAGCGAAATCGGATGGGAGTACTCCTAAAATAAAATGGGAAAACAGGCGCATAGTCAACGGAGATACTGTTACGATTTATGCAGATATAAACAAAATAAAAAATAACGGCGTAAGAACTATATCTTAACGAGGACTTTATGGAAGAATATAAAGATAGTATTGCGATTATTGAAGAAAGCGAAATCGAAAAGCGAAAGTCTGAATATGGAAATCGCTTTTGTAAAATAACTAAAGAAATGATAGAAAGTTTAGTAAACGAGAAAATTCTAATGATAAATGACGGAGAATATTGTACTTTTTTGAAATATTTCCAATATTAAACAAACCCCTGTGTAGCCGTTAAAAACTACACAGGGGTTCTGTTTTACTTATCAGCAATGCAATCCCAGTAGAGATACGCCTTGCCATCTGCGGCATCTGCGTCCTCAAGGAACGCCTTTGCCATGTCAGCGTAGAAGCCCGGAGTGTCAACGGACTGACGCTTTGCGACCTGGCAATAATCCGAGTACATCATGTTCATCACAGCCCAGAAATCGTTCGGGTCACAGGTGATATTGCGCTGCTTGGCAACGTCCTGTGTCTGTTCCAGCGTCCAGTGACAGCCCTTCGTGCCGTCAGCATTCACCATGCTGTCGCACCATTCCTTCGCTTCATCATGGGTGAGGTTCTTGCGTGGCATCTTGATGGAACGGCTGTCCGCACCGCCACGCTCATACTGCCCAGACCGCTTGTCCCATTCTCCGTTTTGCGAGAAGCCGATTTGCGGCATCTTGCGCCCATACTCTACGTCAGGGTAGCGGGGGATAGGGTATGGGTCGATGTAGCGGTTATCCTCTTGCGGATAGTATGGATAGCGGTCGTTGCCATCTTCCAGCTTACGCAGACGGCGTTCCAACTCACGCTCCCTGCGATCGCGTTCTTCCTCAAGGCGGTCACGTTCCGGCTCACGGTTTTTGTCGTGTTCACGGAGCATCATCATACGGCGAAAATTAGTTTTGCCCATAATCTATACCTCCTCAAGAAATGGACGCGGGTGCGCCAGCGTGAGAGCGGCAGAAGCAGCCCAGATATTTAAACGTTCCTGTGCCGGTTGCAGACGTTGCCACACGGGTAGCGTAGCGGGTGCGGGTGTGGATGCTCTCAGCGGTCGCCTGAGCGCAGTTGCAGTCGGTCAGAGGGTATGCGGTCGTGCCTGCACCGATGGTAATGACCACAGGTGCGTTGATGGTGGTCGTGTCCGGCAAGCTCTGGGCAACGACAATGCAATATTTTTCGCCCGCTGCGTAAGACCCGGCAGGGATGTTGATGGTCAGAGTATCGTCGGCAAACGTGACCGCCTGACTGATGACCAAGTGCGGGCAGAGTTTGCAGCTTGTTTTGCAAGCCATAGTGTTTTCCTCCTATAAAATCAGGGGCAGAGGTGTCTTACCCCTGCCCCGATGGTTCACCCGGTGTTATCGGGGAGTGTGTAGGTTAGCAGCAGCCGCAGCAGTTCACGCCAACGTTGGGGTTTGCCACCTGATAAGCAGGAATCGGACGAGGATTGACCCGGTTCAGGATGGTATCGGTCTGCTGGGACATCACGGTGGTCAGAAGCGCATTCTGACGATCCTGAGAAGCGGCGAACTTCAGGCTCTGGTTCTCAGCGGTCAGAGTGGCAATCTTATCCTGCGTGAAGTAGTCCATCATGCTGCGAAAGTTGGCGTTGCAGTTGTCGATAACTGCACGGGTGTTGTCTGCGATAGCCTGACGGGTAGCGCAGTCCTCCGTTGCGATGGTGTACTTCAGGTCGCCGATCAGCTGCTTGTTCTCGCAGCAGCAAGACGCCAGCTGCGTGGCAAGTGCGGTCTGACCCGCCTGCCGTGCGTTGCCCTCCTGCATGATGGCAAGGCTGATGGCGTTGTCGCCGTTGGACACGCTGCGTTCCAGACCGTTTACGAGCTGTGCGTTCTGGTAGCCAAGCTGACAGATGGCGCTGTTCACGCCTGCAAAGCCGTTTGCGATGTTGGTGTTGACGCCGTTCATCTGTGCCAGCTGGTCATAGCCCAGAGAGCAGATACCGCTCTGGATGCCCGCCAGAGAGCGGGAGGTATCCTGCTGGTAGAAGCCCTCAGACAGAGCCGCGCGTGTGTCTGCACCGCCCTGACCGGTTGCGCCGGTGCCGACCAGATAGGGGATATAAGCGCTCATGCCGCTATCACCTCCGCTGTTGCGGCCATAGTTTCCACCCCAGCCCATCAGAATCATGGCAAGGATGACGACAATCCAGATACCCTGATTGCCGCCAAAAAGACCGCCGCCGTTGTTATTGCCGCCGTCCTGCCCAGCCAGATAGCCAGTTGCAAAATCGTCCATAACAAAACTCCTTTCAGTTTTGCGTTATGCTATCCCGCTACCGTGTGTAGCGGGCGAAGCCAAATCAAAGCGGTTTTTGTCAAGTCCGCAAAACTGAGAAGCGTTTCGCTTAAAGGGATGCTGTTATTTAGGCAGCGTCAGGTTCAAGGCACTTGCCAGCTGGTTCAGGTCGATGCCACGCTCTTTGGCGAGGTTCTGCGCCATCGTTCGGAGCTGTGCTTCGTTTTTGCCCTGAATCAGGTTCAAGCCCTGCATGATAGGAGCATTCTGCCCGCTTAGCTGCTGGATAAGCCCCATCGGGTTCTGTCCGGCACGAGCCAGATTTGCAAGCTGCATGATAGGGCTGTGAGTAATCATATCAAACGGAGAGGACATTGCTTATTCTCCTTTCTTCGTTGCGGCAGTAGGCTTAGAAAAGCTCTTCTGCCACTTTTCTAGTTCATCCAGTCTGTGGACGAGGGCGTTATACTCTTCAACAGGCACATACTGCTGCGTCGGTGTAGCGGTCTGCTGTGCCTGTTGTGCCTGTATCTGCCGCCACGCTTCCGGACTGTAAAACTCTTGCACATAAGATTCGCAGGTGTCCGGGTTCAGCCGCTTGCAGTAGATCACGCCGCTGCGCAAGTCTGGGCAGTAGGTCGGTCTGCCGTACAGATCAGACGGTATCGCCAAAAACTCTTCCCTGCTGGAAACAGGTCTGCCCAGCAGCCAACCGCCGTCCTGTACCGACTGCTGAACAGGCTGCTGCCCATTCATCGGCTGGGTGCGCTGCGGCTGCATCTGCTGCATCTGCGTGTTGGACAGGGGAGTGGCAAGCCCTACCGTTCCCATACCGCCGTAAGGATTGACAGGCTGCTGTGGAACATAGGGTGCTCCGGGTGTCTGATAATAGCTCATAGTTCATCCCTCCTATTGCACCCAGTGTACCGTACCGGAAGAAAACGAGAGACAATGAAGGTACAACGAAGGACAAAAAAAGAAAAGCGCCCACACGGAAAAATCCGCATGAGCGCTTAACTGTAAGGATACACACATTGGAGTGCAATGCTAAGATATCACATCATCCAATATATGGCAATGCTTTCGACAAAACTAGTGCGAATAAAACAAAATCCACCAGCCTAAAGCTGATGGATTATAAGTGAGCGAGTAATCGCTCTGCCACCGAAGTGGCAAAATTGCGTCTCCCGCATGGTACGCACTGCAAGTAGGCGTACAGGAGACTGTATCATCAAAAATGCCTACTTCTGCTATCGCAATTTTGACGTATGCGCACTATTCAAAACCGTTCAAGCATTTTCGGACTTGCTATGGCTGGAATTGAACCAGCGCAATAGACGGGGTGCGCCCTGCTCTACCAACTGAGCTACATAGCCTCAAAGACCCGCCATGATACGCATCGTTGAGAGGCTTGGCGGTTTCAGATATCCACCCTAATGCGCTTCTTCGAGAGGCCGGGCGGATTTGTTGAGATAATTATACCACAATTCATGCAAAAAGAAAAGCGGCAGACCCGAAAGCCCGCCGCTTCAATGCGTTTCGTGAGAAATCGCACCCAATTGAGATTATTGTATCACACATTCAGCATTTTTTCAATGCCTTTCAGCCGGTAGCCTATCGCCGTCCGGCTGTAATGGGTCTTTGCTGCAATGTCCGGCAGCGGAAGCCGCTCGACGTACCGCAGTAAGGCTATCTTTCGGTCAACCCTCCCAAGCGGTGCGCTTTTGATGGCGGCGGTCATCTGCTGTCGGTCAAGTCCTTGCAGCGCAGCGGGCAGCACTACGCGAGCCGCCGCCACGGGCAGCACCGAGCCAGAAAGGCTGCGGCAGCTGTCCGGCGTTGCGAACCATTACGGTGACGTTACCGAGATGGTATGTTTTCGTGAGGTCACGAAGACGTGCGCAGACCATTTTCGTGACGTGACGAAATTGCTCTTGTACGGCGTACATTTTGTTGACGTCACCGAGATGGCGGTATGTAGTGCTTGCCATGATATCCTCCTTTAATCTTTACTGAGCGTTTCTTTGACTCGGTCAAAGAAAAATTGGATCACCACCCCGATGGTCTCATCGGTGATGGCCCAGCTGATGAGCCTGCCGTATTTGCTGGTACTCAGGGCCGCGCGGAGCATCTGAGCCACCCAGGCTTTGCGCTCCGCGCCTTTTTTGGTGCCCTGGATGTCCTTTTCTGCCTGCTCGATGAGCTGGAGCACGGTGGGCTTGACCGCCGCACCATAGCCCAGCCGGATGCAGCCAAGGGCGTAGAAGATGAAGCCGCCCAGCATCAGAGCCAGGGCCACCGGGCCCGGGACGGCGTTCAGGATTTTTGCTGCTGCGTCCATGCGTTTTCTCTCCTCTCATACAAAAATTTGTCGATTTCCTCCGCACTCTGCTCCATTGCTTTGATATTATCACCTGACAGCTGAGCGCCTAAAACGGCGCGGTTGGAGCGCAAAAGGATGGTGATGGCGTTTTCCAGCGCCCCAAAATGCTCCAGATCGCGGCTCAGAGCGGCAGAGTGGTTAGAGTAGCCCGTCTCAAGCACTCCCACGCGCCTGTCCAGCTCATCAAGCCGCTTGTCCTGTGCATCGTCGGGAGCCTGTACCTTTTTGATGTACTTGTGGATGATGTCCAGCACCTTGTCCAGCGTAATCGCTGCCGCGCACGCACTGCCCAAGATGCCTACAATCCAGATCAAAGCCTCTTTTTCAGTCATGTGCCCTCCCTGAGCCGCGTCAGGCCCTTTGTCTTGATGATCTTCAGATAGTTGCGGGTGGTGACGTTCAAGTCTACGTTGCCCATGATGCCCGGCACAGAGCCTTTGCTGGTGTGCTGGTGGGCGTGGTAGATGTAATCCACCTTGGGCGTTTTGCCCGTGTAGTCGGCCAGCCAGACGTCCCAGCGGCCTGCCAGGCGCTGCATGTCCAGCTCATAGCTGTAGCCCGTGTAGGTGTACAGCTGGGCATAAAAGCCCATGGCTTCCACCTTTTCCAGCGCATACGCCACCACGTTGGTGAGGTCAAGCGTGGAGAGCTTTTTGAGCTTGTTTTCCTCCACGTCCACGCACACGGGCATGGTGAGCTCTTTGCCCCGCACAGCTTCCCGCACAAGGGCCAGCTCTGCATCCGCCATAGCCTCGCTGGTGGCGTAGGTGTAGTAGTAGACGCCCACGTCCAGCCCAGCGGCCCGGGCGCCGCGGTAGTTGCGCTCAAAGGTGGGGTCGATGTACAGGCCGTCCGACCGCTTGGAGAGCTTGCGGTTGGTGCTCACCGTCTTGAGCATCGCTCCCTTGTAGCCCGCAGCGGCTACCTGTGCCCAGTCAATCGTGCCCTGATACCGGCTCACGTCGATGTAGCGGTAGGGCAGAGGCCCGCCCCAGCCGTGGGGAGCGGCGCTCTGGGTGTCCACAGTGGACACTTTTTCAGGAGTGGGGGCGTCCGGCTCCTCTGCCTTGTCTCCGGCAGCGCGGGAGAGGGCTGCAAGAAGCTTGGAGATAAAATCAAAGAGTGCTTTCATATCGTGCCTCCTTATTGTTTATTAGAATATTGTATTCTAGCGAGGGAATAGCTTTCGATTCTCATGGTTTTTCATCAACTCCAGTCCCATTCTGCATTCGTCAACTTTACTTTTATGTAGGCGCTCTTACCATCTGCTGCAGTAGCAGTAACAGTTATCCATACGGAGGTGTTAAATGCTCCACCAGCAGTGGCTCGTATATAAACATACCCATTACTGTCGGCAACCATGGTTGTTGATGACGTAAATCTTATTTGGCTGCTGTTCTTAGTGAACGTAACTGACCGATTCGTGGCATTTGTTGGTGTAAGCTTAAAATAGATCCAAAGATCATTGTAATTGGAACTGTTCAAATGATCAAAAGCAATCCCAGTCACCGCAACATAGCTCGTATACACGAGGCGGGCCTTGCCGCCAACTCCGACGTACACTTTTTTGACTTTGCGGGCTTTGCCGCCTACGCCCACATACAGGGCTTTCACTTTGCGGGCCTTGCTGCCAACGCCCACGAGTAAATTCTTTCCCATTTTGAAATCTCCTTACCACCGATACCTCGGCTTCTCCTCGTGGAACAGCTTCCACCGCAGTGCGTCATCCACAAAGATGCAGAGAACGCTCAACGCCACCCACAGCAGGCTGAATGGCAGGCAGATCTGTCCCAGCAGGTTGCAGGGCAGGCCCGAGTAGTCCCAGATGCCGAGGCCCAGATATAAATTCAGGATGACCCCCGCTACCAGCTCCACGGCTGTCACCAGGGCGCTGCCGCAGAACGCCTGCTTCCAGATGGGCATTTCCCAGGGCAGGTAGTTGTTTAAGCCCCCGATGAGCACAAAGCACACCCCGCCCACGATGCCCATGGTCCAGTGGGTGCGGCCCCGCCAGAGCAGCTCCACACCCATGTAGAGCATCCCGCCCAGCACCGCTAAGATGGATAGTTTCACAAATTCCCGTTTCATCCGATCCATTGCTCCATTTTGAATTTTTCGCGCAAGCGTCAGTGAGACTGAGAGGTCTCCAGCTTCTTCGCAATGGCCTCCACCTGCTCTTTTGCCTTCTGCAAGATGTCCGCCACCTCGGCTTTCAGGTCCTCCGGCAGCTCCACGCCATAGGAGATGCCCTTCAGCACCTCAAGGCTCGTCTCCCGGCCGATCCACTGCCGCAAAGCGTTGTTGTAGGTGGTCTGCTGGGTGATGGTGCTCTGCTTTGCCGTGTACAGCGTCACGATGTCGGCGGCGGAGTACAGCTTGCACTGCTTCCCGTCCGCATGGTAGGGGTAGGCCGTGGCCCCCAGCATCACCGCGTTGAACACACCGTCGATGTTGGATTGGTCGGGCACTTCCAGCGAGAAATGCTCCTGCGTCCCGTCCCCGAACAGTACGTCGATGCCCGCCGTGATGGCCGCTTCGCAGGCGTCGGAGGCTTCCTCCAGCTTCTTTGCCCGCAGCGTTTCTATCTGCTCTTCCTCGGTGGGCGGGGTGGGCACTTCGCCGTACTCGTATACGGTGTACTTCTCGTTTTCGAGGGAGATGCCCCAGTACGTCTCGCCCGGCTGTGCGGTCTCGTTGTGCTCGTTCACCGCCGATTCCACCGCAGCATAGTTGTCGTTCTTCTCTTCGTCCAATACGGGCACTTCGTAGCCCGGCGCGATCGTCTTCTCGTCCATGTCATCCTCCATTTTGAACTTATTCGTAGACAAACAGAACTTTATTGGTCGTCAAGCTAGAGTTCGCACCGGGGTCGCTTGATTGTGCACCAAAGGTAAAACCGTTCGCGTTGCCTGCGCCATTAGCGTACTTCACGTTCAACTCGCTTTTCAGGATGTAGTCCAAATTGTCGTTTGACCAGACTGGAATCCACGTATCACTTGTATTGTGATTCTTTCGTGCCGCCACTTTGATCATACTTCCAAATGCACCTTGGTTACAGTACGCCAGATTCGACGAAGTTCCGCTGTATGCGCCATTCCAATAGGCCATAAAACCCATATCCGGCACATACTGCTGGTCGGTTGCAGCATCTTTCCAGCCACTTGGTCCTACACTCGTCAGCGTCCGAGTTGCTTTGAACGCAGCGCTTCCAAGTTTCGCTTTAATCCAGTTCCAGAGAGCGCTCAGTGGCTTGCGGCGATAACTCACAGCAGACTCGTTTTCGCCATTAACATGCTGTCCAACAAAGTAATCTGAATCTTTAGGGATATTGTTTTCTACATCTAAGGCTTCAATAAGCTTATTGATGTCTAGCGCGTCCCCAACAGCCTTTGCATCTGCTGGAACGTTTTCTTTACTTAAGGTCTTATCTGTTCCAGCTCTTGAGCCAGCCAGTTCTGCGGCGTCCTCTGCAGCTTTCTGCGCTTTTTGAGCTTGTTCGCGGGATGTGTTGGCATCAATCCGACTTTTCTCGGCAGCTTCTTTGCTGGCGAGAGCGCTGTCTGTGTAGCCTTTGATAAGCTCTGTTGCGTCGTTGACGGCGTTTCCTGCGGCAGCTTCCGCTTTCTTACGGCCTTCCTCCGACTTCTTTGCGGCAGTTTCCGCCTGTATACGCGCAACATCCGCGCCCGCAACGTCACTTAAAGTATTCAGCGTCTCCGCGTTCATCGGAGTGCCTTCAACCTCAGGTTCATCATTGCGAACCAACGTGACAACTTCCGATGTGCCGTCAGATTTTTTCATTGTCCATCGGCCTGGGTACTTTGCCTTGCGGTCAACAAATACCATAGTAAGGTTCACCTCCACAGATTGGCTCGTCGCAGTAAAGCAAATGATCGTTTGCGATTCGCTCTATCTTGGCCAAAATTTCTTCGATTTCATTCATGGTCTTGTATGCCAACTTATCCATGCTGGTTGGAGTGCTTGGCAGACCACCGGGGCCGCTGCACTTGGCCCGAATGTTGGATACGTTCGATAGCCAGCGATTTGCGTCGCTTGTGGTCATGTATCCTTCCACCGTCCAGTTCGTTTTGATAGAAACAGACGCGCCAAGTGTAGCGGCAAGCTCGGACACACCACTTTCGATGCGGTTGTAGTCCATGTAGCTCAACGCACCTTTCATGCCAGCTGCCCATTCTATCCGCTCTTCTTCCGTCCACGTTCCAACGTTGGCTTTATCGTGCAGTTCGTTCACGCGGTCAACGTCTGCCTGCGTGCGGTCTGTAATCCATATTGCCATAAGCTTCTCCTATCAAACAAGAACGTTTCCATTAACATCAACTTCCAAAGTGGCTGGAAGAGTAAACGCAGGAATAACGGGATATTTTTTCGATACATCGCCAATTGCTGTGTATGTATAATAGCCATCTTTATATTTGCCCGGAGAAACAACAGCAGAACTGTTATACTTGAAAGATTCCGGATAAGCGAATGGCGTTGCATCAAAACATCTTGAGCGAGTCCATGTATAATTAGAACTTCCGATAATGTTGTAAAGCATTTCACTGCCATTCGGAAAAACCGTGCCCTCCTTAGTAATGCCAGAAATGCTAGAGCTCATGCCAAGCTCTGTTGCAGACAAGAGGAAAACTTTGCGAGATATCCAAGTGACCTCAGAGCCATCAGTCGTATGAGAATTGTCGTCATCGTCTTTATAAGTTTGAGGGCCAGGAGAAACTCGGATGTTTGTATTCTTGATTTTACTAGAAATATTAGAGTCGAGCGTTCTGAAATATTCGCCGTTTAACCACTTGTCAATAGTGCTACCGGAATATATATTGGTTAAATAAGTATAGGGGGGATAGGGACCACTTTCGGTGTTCCACACATGCGAAAGTACAGTCTTGGAAGAACGAGCGAGCAAAGAAAGACCTTTTCCGTTTCCGGGGAATATTGTTATCAAACCAGGCTTAGAAGAAGCTTCTTCATAATCATGCTTTGCAAGAACAAATGCGGTTCTTTGATTGTTTTCTTTGATATAAAGTGTTGTTCCGATGGGAAGAGAGCCAATTGTAGCAGGACTTGCAACGACAGAACAGGTTGATTTTTCCTCAGCAGCGGTAACGGTAATTGTTGCGCTACCTTTTTTGAGCCAGGTCACGCGACAGGTCGAAGAACCGTTGCTCTTGGCTACGATATCCAGCCGAACAACGTCAGAAGGAGACGCAGACCAGTTGATTTCAGGAGCCCCGTAGTTATTAGGTACAAACGTTGCGGTGATATCCTGCGGAGCGCCCCAACGAACGCCAAGAGCGCGTGTGCTCAAGTACAAAGAAGGAGAGTTGTTGACGACCGGGATTGACGAGCTGACAGAGCCAACGTATGCCGAAACGGTAGCATTTCCCTTGCGATTGTACTTGACCTCACAGGTGGATTTGCCGGATTCGTTTGTAAGAACGCGAAGCGTGACGATTCCTTCCGGCGAAGCGCGCCAGCTGACAGTAGGCAAGTCGGGGTCATAAGGCAGAAGTTCTGCGGTCAACACCTTTGGCTCATTGTAAATCAACGACAGAGAAGACGAGGACAAAGACACGGACGAAACGTCTGCCAGGACATAGCCGGAAATCGTGCCTTTGAAACAGCCCGTATACTGGTATTTGCTTTCCGTTACGAAGACGCTGGATGCGTAGCCAAAGTTGTGATTGAATTTTACGTGGTCAAATGCATCGATGTGCGGGCTGGCGCGATACTCAAGTTCGACCTTTTTGCGGTTTGCTAGCATAGCATAAGCTTCAGTGATGGAGTTTTTGCTCTTGACAAGCATTGCTTCGGTCAGCAGCTCGTTGCTGACGGTCTGGGTGACGCCTTCCGCGTTAGAGCCTTCCGGGTACAGATGCTCTTTGCCATTAACGTTGCAAGACACATTCTTGACGCGGGACGCAAAAGAGATTTCAGGCCACTGGAAGTTATTGATAACTGGAATCTCGTATACTTCAGTTCCCTCTTCTGCGGTCAAGTTGACTCGCTCGATACGAATGTGACCATCTCGCGTCTGGTACAAAGCCATACCCGCTGCGTTTGCGGCCAATTGCAGGATGTCTGAGTTCTTGTACGAAGTTTTTTCGGAAGAAATATCGGTGCTGTATTCTTTTAGCTCTTCGGAAATGTAGAACGAAGGAACATTAGAGGGCAACGTCTCCAGTGCGTCGTAGCACATCTGATAAAGCGTGCCCGTCTTTCGACCCGTGTAGTTTGAGGTCATCATGAACTCAAGGGCATCACGAGCCGTGAAAGACGCTTCCAGGCCATTAGAAGGGACGCTCCATTCCGAAAGATAGAATTTGCCGCCATTAATCCATTGCGTTTCTCCATCCACATCCATGCCATAACGGACGTCCACTTCCTGCCGTTCATACAGATATCGAAACATGCCGCGAGGGTTGATAGCATCCCACGTTTTTTGGCTGTTGTCCAAAGAGAATTCGATGCTGTCTTTAGGAAGCTGCGCCGAGATCGGGTCTCGGCTGGATGTGTGCGTGTACGAAACAATGTCTTTTTTGCTATATACCTTGTGAAGGCCGACCATGATCCATTCAATGCGAGCACGACGATTTGGAATGCTCCATTCCAGAATGTCAATGGCAATGGAGTCGTAACCGTAAATTTCCCATTCGGTCTTAGAATAAACACTTCTGTTGTTCGATACAGTGATGGTACTCACAACGGCGGTTCCCTTATAAGCCGTGAGCTTGAATTTAGCTGCCCATTCGTTCATCATGGACGACCAAACGACCGTCAAGCCAGGAACGGCGCGTGTGTGCACGCTGCCGAACGAAAGAATAATGCGCGGGTGGCTGGAATCGCTCACGAGCGTCTGACTGATAAAACCGGCATCTGCGTAGGGGACAGAATCCGGCAACAATCTGAAACTGCCGTCCAGAACGTGCAGATTTGTTTCCCCTGTTGCATATTTCGTCAATACACGGTCAAGTTCCTTCGTGGTATTTTCGATATTACCAAAAGGAACCTGTGCAGTTGCGCTTGCGGTGGCATCCTCTTGAACGCCTGGTTCGGTGCTATTGTAAGAAATCTCAACAAACTCTTCCGGCACAAGAGTATCGTTGAACTTATCAAGCCATGCTTGAGATGGATGTTCCATACATCAAACCTCCACAAGCGCAAGTGCGCAATTAGTCCAGCCCATTATCTTGCCGGTTTTAGGCCCTCTACGCCACATACCAGCCGTTCGATCGGAAACATACATCTGCCGCGTCTCGTATGCGTTCGTGGCTTGGTTTAAAAACCGAACGGAGCAGTAAAACTTGGTAGTGAAGGGGCTAATGGCAGCGGCCCATTGTTCAGCAGTAAGGTAGTTCCATTTCACGGAAATTTTCGCTACATCATGCCGAACAACGGAGCCAACCACCTTGCCCTGAACGTTACGGCCAGAATCCACAATGGTACTGGTCGTCGCTTCATAAGAGGACGGCTCCGGCATTTCTCGGCCATCAATCGTAATGAGTGCTGGAATCGCCAAAGCGGTTCACCTCCTTAATAGCTATAAGCTTCAGTGCCCATAATAGAGCGGCCGCGTTCGTTTTTACGCTTTTCGACGGTTGCAGTAAGTTGCTTGCCGTCAAGATATACTTTGAGAATGTTGTCTTTATCTCCCTGATCGTAACGCTGCTTGTAATCAAGAAGAGCGTTATAAGCGCCATTGTAAACAGCTTCACGGATTTCTTCAGCGCTAATCTGTGTGGTACTGGCTGCATAGCTGCTCTGCACACCACTGTTCACATCGTTGTACTGAGATGTGCCAGGAACATTGCTGTAATCAATCTGTCCCAGGTCGGATTCATCGTAACCAGTGGAACCATAGGAGCTGCCGGAAGAACTTCTTTTACCGCCCATACCGCCAACGATTCCAGCGATAGAAGCAGCCAAAACTGCCGCAGCACCTAAAGCAATCAGGCCAGCGGGAATGCCGAAAATGGTGGCGGACAGAGCCGCGCCGATGGCGTTCAGCATTGCCACGAACGATGCGCCAATGGTTCCAATCAACGTGCCCATGGATGCATAAATAGACGGGAATGCACTTGCCAATCCCTTAGAGAGCAGCCCGCTAATCGTTTTTGCGGTGGAACTCATTGGGCCTTGAATTGCAGTAAACGTCTGCTTCAAAGAATTTCCGAGACGCTTGGAAGTAGATACAATCTCGCCGAATTTTGAGGTAATGCCGTTCAGAAGCTCGCCACCAATCTGATACGCCTGTGCGGACAACGTAGACAACGCATTGGTCAGTTGCGTGCTCAAGTCGGTAATCATATTGGTTGCGATGGTCTTGATTTGAGTGCGCTGCTCTTCGCCCATTGCGTGCCACAACACGGCAGCAATCGTCGTGCCGATGGTCTTCACATCGCCACTCTGAGCGGCTTCCCAAAGGTTCTGAATGGTGCCAAAAAAGTCATTCTGCAAATTGGTATCGAGCTGCTGCCAAGTGCTGGTGAGAGTCTGGTCAAGGCTGTTTACAAAGCCAATACCAGTCTGCTTGCCCTGTTCGATGAACTGGTTTCCAGCATTTGTCACGCCATTGATAAGGCCCTGCATGGCCTCGTCAACATAGCCCCGAGCGGCGGTGATACCGTTTGCAAGGCCCTGATCGACGTAGATACCAAACTGTTCAAATAGCTTGGAAGGGGAGTGGATGTCCAAATCGCCAGTGAACTTGTCAAGAATAGCTTTTGCCAGACCACCAACTGTTTTCTTAGCGGTTTCAATGCCTTGATTGATACCTTTAATAAGACCGTCCACAATATTTTTGCCATACTCAAGCATTTTCTTGGGAATGTTCTTAACAGTATCAACTAAACTGTTCCAAGCATTGTCCCAGTTTGTTTTGAAACCTTCCCACTTCTGGTTCCACCACTCGCCAACGCCAACGAACCATTGCTTCAAATCGGCGCTTGCTTGATCTAATCCATCTTTTGCAGAACTGACAGCATTTTTTAAGCTGTCCCAAGATTTGCCAAAGTTCTCCTTAAATCCTTCCCACTTTTTGTTCCACCACTCGTTAAGCGCTTTAAGCTTTTCGTTAAATGTGTATCGGAAAATCTCGAACGTAGAATCAATGCCTTGCTCGGCCATATTGATTTCATCATCCGAAAAGCCGAGATTCTTTAAGCGATAATGAATCGCGAGGGTTGTATAACCAGCATCTTCGTAACGTTTGATATAATCTTCAACATCTTTGATTCTGTCTTTTTCGCCAAAGGTAATACCAAGCTGTTCCAGAACGATACCAACGCCAACACCGAGAATAAGCGCCGCGCCGGCAATCGGAGCGGATGCACCAGCAGCCAAAGCAAGTGTGACACCAGCAAGACCGCCAGCAGCCGCCGTCAATGCAGTCAAAAGCGCATCAATAGAATCACCGGGCTTGATAGAACCACCTTTTGTGCCGCCATAAGTAATGGCAGACAAAGCGAGAACAGCGCCAACAGAAAGGCCAAGTGAAAATCCTGTAACAGTTTTAGTAAACACTGCGCCAGCAATTCCAGTTGTTACAGCAGCGCTAATACCTTGAATCCAAACGGATGCATCGGTAGCCTTGACAGTGCCTTGCGACAAATTGGTTTTAATGGATTCGAGCTGTGCAACGGCGCTTACGATAAGAGCGAGAGACGCTCCTTCGGCTCCAAACAAAGCGTAACCGCCAATAGCTGCTGCGGCAGTGGCAAGCCATTCTGCAAAAAACGCTTTAACATCTCCGGTTTTCAGGAAGCTATCAGAAAATTTTTGAACAAGTGTCCATTCCACAACAAGGATGGCAATCATGGCAGCGGCTTTTTGAATGCCGTTCATGCCTTTAATAACTTCTCCGATTTGTTTAATGAACTTTCCGAGTTCCCAAAGAGCAAATGCCGCCGCAATAGATTCAATCAAAGGAAGAAGGCCCCTGATTTTTTCTTTAATTTTGTCCACAGACGTGCCGACATAATTCTTGAACATATCGTAGCCGGACAGGTCTACATCGCCCAAGATGTTGCCAGCAGATGCACCGCTGCCAGAGCCAGAGCTTCCCTGCGTTGGGTCGATGATGTTGAGCTCATCAAAACCCATCGTGTAGTCCTTTAAGGCCTTGGCAGCTTTCTTTGTGGAATCGGCAGTGTCATCCATTGCATCGCCAATGCCGCCAACGCTGTCAGCGCTCTTGGTGAAATCGGTGAACACAACTTTTACGCCCATCAGCTTTGCCACCCACTCAACGAACTCTCGAATGAGCTGCACGGCGGCAATCAGCGGGGGAAGAATGGATTTCAGAGCAGGGTAAAGCAGAGAGCCAACAGACTTCGCCAGCATATCCAACTGCGCTTTCAAAATCTTAATCTGGTTCGCAGGGCTTTGGATGGTCTGTGCAAGGTTGCCCTGCACGTTGGCAGTCTGCTTCATAATGGCAATGTAACGAAGAACCGCCTTATCTGCCTGAGACAGACTAGAAACCTGTTTGTTAAAGCCTAAAGCAAGAAGCTCCTGCTGTAACCGTGCTTGAGACAAGTCAACGCCCAAACGGCGAATAGGCTCAATCTCGCCAGAGATTGCGGAAGACATTGCGGTAAAGGTTTCAGCAACATCCTTGTTCCAATAAGAGCCTTCATCATAAGCAAGCTGGGTTAAATTCTTGGAAAGAACGTAAGCCTTATCGCTAGCCAAACCAAACGAAGTGCCTAAGCTCTGGATGGTAGCCATGTAGGTCATCGCTTTGGTCGGATCAACGCCAAGCAAGCCCTGCATCTTGCTAATGAGCGCATCGGCTTCACCGCTCAAATTGCCCATAGCATTATGAAACAGGTCTGTTGCTTCATAGAAGTCATTGAACTTCGCAACAGCGTTTCCAAGATACTCAGCGATAGCTTTCAGCGAAACCAGCTTTGCCATGTTTCGCATAAAGCCGTTCATCTGATTGGACAGGCTGAGATAGCTCTTGCGCTGCTTTTCGTTGGCTGCGGTCACACGGTTTGCCTGTGTGACCACTTTGCTCAACTGCGACGGCAGCTTTGCAAAGGCGTTGCCAACCTTGTCAAGCTGCGAAGCAAGGGGAGTGATAGCAGTAGAGATTTTATTGCAGGAATCCGAGAAAGCATCGAGGTCAGCTGCTTTCAGCTTTTCGGACAGGTCAGGGATTTTCCCGATGGCGTTGACCGCGCTGCCGATCGCCTTCAGCCCGGAAGCGTCCAGAATGGACAGGGGAGCCATTGCGTTTGTCAGTTCAGTAATGCTGCCGGACATGGAATAGAAGTCCACGCCATTCAAGCCGGACACGGCAGCAGGGATTTTCTTGATGGCGTTGACAACGCTGTTAATGCTTTTTACACTGCCGGAAAAGTTTGCATTGCCGATGCCATTCAGAAAATTCGTGATGTTGTCCAGCCCAGACAGGCCAGTGGATGCCTGTTTCAGCGCAGAAATGGAAGCGGACAGCTTATCAAGGCTGTTGACAACCTTTGTGACGTTACCCTTTGTCCGCAAATTAGAAATGGCGGTAGCGAGCTTGTCGATATTAAGCTCTGCGCCCTGCGATTCCGCAGAGATTTCTACGGATAAGCTTGTAATATCAACATCAGCCATCACTACCACCATCCTTTTCCATCATGGAGAACATCATTCTCTTGATTCGCTCCTGCGCCTCAACTGCGCGTTGGTATTCATACTCGTCTTTCTCCTTTTGAGTAAGGGGAATCGGTCTATCCATGTACTTGATGGGGCTAGACCCTTTCTTTCGGAACATATTGCCAACTGTAGAAGAAAGCGCAGATGCCATGTAAAAGCCATTTCTCCACGCTTCTGTGTTGGCTCTGCGTTCCCGCAGCTCCTCTGCGTCACGGTATACCTTTGCCAGCCAGACATCGCCGTACCAGAACTGCTCGTAGGTCATGCCGATGGAGATGTAATAGGCTTCTACATCGTGGAACAGCTTGGAGAAGGAGAGTGGTTCTCCCTCTCCGTCTGTTTCCTGAGATTGTGCGGTTACACAATCTCCCACGTTGCGTTTTTTGCGGTCTTGTCCTCAGTGTCAGTTGCCAGCAGGGACTTGGAAGCATCCATGAACATCTCAAGCAAAGCGCTCATCAGCTCTTCCTTCTCCTCGATGTGCTGGAACATCTCGTCAGTGACCTTGCGCCTGATGCCCTTGTTACGAGCAATGAAAGCGCCGTAGAACAGAGCACGAGAGTTGGACAGCAGATTGGTCATCTGAGTGTACTGACCAATCTGAAAACCTGCACGCTCAGCAGCTTCCACGCTGTCACGGGTGAAGGTCAGCTCGTAAGTGTTCTTGCCATCGGGGGAATGAAAGTTGATAACCTTAGCAGCCATAATAAATGCTCTCCTTTATAAATAGGGGCAGAACCAAATCCGATGTTCAGTTCTGCCCGGTTTGATTGATTCGATTTTTGCGGTTTAGCCGCCGTTGACAGTCAGGGTCTCGCTGAACTCAGGCTTCTTGGTGAAGATGCAGTTGATGGTCATTTCCACAACCTCGTCCACGCCAAAGCCGGACAGACCGACCTGGTGCATACCCTGCCAAGTGAAGCCGGAGCCGTCCTGCATCTTCAGGGCGTAGTACTTCACGGTGTTGCTCTCGGAAGTCTCATCGTAGCCAGCTTCCTTGACCTTCTTGTAGTCAGTCTTGTTGTAGTTGGCAGTAAAGGACTTGGTGTCACTCTGGATAATGCCGAAGATGTTGACCTGCATCGGGTCAGACAGAGTGGTTGCGTCCAGAAGGTTCGGCTCGGAGATCAGGTCAGGTACATCCTTAATGTCGCACAGCTTCGTCAGAGCGGTTGCGCTGTCGCCACAATACAGGGTGGTATTCAGGCCGGAGATAGCAGTACTCATAGAATGTTTACCTCCTTAGTTTCGGTAAATCATTCCGTCCTCTCCGATTGTTGCCCCGTAGCTGCAATCAATCCGATAGACGGAATTGTTGTACAGCCCATTCAACGGGGCAAACGATTTTCGATAGAAATTGAGCGGTTCCAATACAGAATCTACGATGTCCACAATGGAGCGGGCTTCTGCAATGCGTCCGGGGTTCTTGTTAGAGTAGACACGCACACGCAGGGAAACGGCGGCATACTTGCTTCGGCTTGCAGAATCCCGATGAACCGGGAGATTGCTGTTTTCCTCTATCTGCACACACGGAAACTTCTTGACGTTGCTGTCGTTGATTTCGCCAGTGACAAAGATGCCGGGTACTTGCTTTCGCAGTTCCTTAGCAACAACCGTGAAGATAGAATTGAAATAATCAATCAACTATTCCAAACCTCCCTCCACGTTGCTTCTACCTGAGAAGCCATTTCTTCAACAGCTCCCCACATAGCCATAGCTGCATCGTTACCGCTGGTGTAATTCAACTGACCTTTGCCGGGAACGGTATCCACATAGGTTCCGGCATTGCCGGGGTCGCCGTAGTAGTACCAGCGCTTATGCTTGCCGTTTTCCTTACCGTATGTGCCATGTTCACCAATATTGTCAGGCAAAGGGAGCGGGCCGACCGTTCCGGCAGCGCCCCATCCCTGATGCGTAACGCCGGTGCCAAATTCGATGTGAGCAACCGCCTTGCCCTCTGCAACGATGGTACAGGTCTTGTCTTTCTGGTTGATATGGCACTTCACATCGTTAGAGCCAGCGTATTCGGCGTTCTCGAAGCGTATCTTTGCGACTTCAAGCCCAAGCCAAGAAAGACGAAAAGCAAGCGCTCTAGCTTTCTTGTTCAGGGTGGTTTTGTATTCCTGTATCTGACGTTCCGCATCACGAAGTCCGGCATCGCTCAACCTCACTTTAATTTTCACTTGCAGCCACCTCCTTCAGCGCATACAACGTGTCCGTGATATGCTCTGCGACCTTGACCACAATGTAATTGAAAGGCTTTGAAACATCCGTTTGAAACCAGACGTGCGTACCTTCATAAAGCGGTGTGCTGCGCTTCTTGCTGGACGAACTGACAACGTAGCTGTAATCCGTGAACGCGCCGAAAGGGCTTGCTTCCGCAGAACCAGTAGGCGGGCTGACATTCAGCATCAGCTTTGCGGGGTCGCTCCACGATTCGTATGCGGATTCGCCAGTCTCATTTCCCCACTCGTCCACAACAGGCGTTTTCTCGCCGATAGGGTTTGAATACCAAAGCGGGCGCTTGTCCAGAGGGCTTCCATTGAACATCAGCCGATAACACCTACTCTCGGAACTACTTCGTTCAGCAGGGACTGCGCCACATCGGACGATTCCCACACACGAGTAATGCCATTATTGGTATAGCTCGTCTGTCCGTTTGCGCCGATGTGGTTGTATAGTTCCGCTGCAATGCGTATCTGCAATGACTGATACTGCAAAGGCAGTTCGTCCGGTCTGTTGCCGAAGGGGTATCCCTGCGCAAATATCTTGTCTTTGGCGAAATCAAGCAGCAGGTCGAAGAGTGGGTAGTCCTCGTCCGTGACTTCACGGTCAAGTGCAGGAGCAATGTACTGCCCCAGCTTGACTGCCGCTTCAGAATACTGGTCTTCCATGCTGCTTTCCTCCTTTCGCCTTAGTAAGCCTTGATGCAGTACACAGCGTCCATGCGCTCAAAGGACGGCAGGACGATTTCAGAAGCATAGATGTTAGTGTTGACAGGATGCACGGTCAACTCGGTGGTAATGGCAACGCCGGTGTTCACAATGGACACGGATGCGCCGGACTGACCGGACATCAGATCGGCTTCCTCAGGGGTAGTGCCATACCAAGTCGTACCGAGTTTGCCATCAGGAGCCAGAACAACATAACCGTCAGGAAGATATTTTGCGGTGTCACCACCGCCTTCAGGACGATACTTCTTGTTGTAGGTGAAAATCTCAAGGCCAGTTGCCTGACGAACAACTTCCTTTGCTTCATTCGTGGTGAGAACGGAAGTGGTTCGATTGTTGATGGTAAGGAATCGGTTCTTTACTTCATCAGCAGAAATCATCTTTGCGAGCGTAGCCTTGTTCATAAAGACACGAGTGATTTCTTCACCAGTTGCATCATTGACAGCATCGGCCGCAGCAATCAGGTCGGCAATAGGCGTAGCAGAAGCGGGAGTGTCCCACTTTGCGGAAGTTGTCAGTGCCTTGTAATTGCTCTTTTTCCACGTTCCATCAGGGTCGTAATTGTAAGTGTAGTTCACACCGTTTGCCTTGATGGTGATGCCGGGAGTACCATTTGCAGGAGCCAGCAACTGCCAAATCATACGTTCAGGCACGATGCGTGCGCCGGTGACGAGATCGCTTACATCGTCATAAATGCGCTTCACAACGTCACGGGCATAGGGGTCGTTGCTGTCGAGAACACGCAAGATTTCCTGACGGTCTTTCTCACCCAGATGATAGCCCTCACGGAAGAACGGCATCTCGGTCTCATCGAACTTGAAGCCCTCACGGGTGCGGAACGTAGCCTTTGCGTCAAATGCGCTGGGCATCAGAGACACGCCAACGCCCTTGTGGCCGCGAATCCACTTCAGGTCAAGACCAGCCTTTTTCTGAGCGGGGAACAGTGCGTCAGACGCAAAGGGCATCGCATTGGTAGGGTCATTCGTCCAATAGGCGGCAATTGCAGCCGGGGCAAAGACTTCCTTAAGATTCAGTGCCATGTTGTTTTACCTCCTATTAAGCGTTCACGCTGATGTTGTCACGGCAGAAGATGCCGGGGACGGCGGTCTTGAGTGCCTTGATTGCGTCAGCGTCAAAGGTGAAGCTGGAACTTGCCGCTGCCTTCTTGGTGTCGATAACACCACGAATCAGCAGGGAAGCATTAGGGTTCTCTGCCGGGTCAACATCATACAGCAGGATGCCATCAGCGTTGATCGTCTTAGAACCAGTCTCGCCAGCAGCAACAGCTTTCTTGCCAGCCAGCGTCATGGGATAGCCAGCCTTAACCGTAGCAGCTTCGGTCACGGTAAAGGGAATGGCGGTGTAGTCATTGGAAGCAAGGATGGTATCGTTGATTCCGTTGACCGTGTTTCGGATAAACTTCATGTTTTCCTCCTTGTTAATGGAAAGCACTCATTGCGTCACTCGATGCCTTAGAAGTATTTGCGTTCTGCTGCGCAAGGCTCTTAGCAAACGCCACGCCCTCGCTGTCAGAGCTACCCTTGCCATCCGCACCCGGAGGCGTGGGCATATCCTTCAGCAGAGAAGCCTTGTATGCGGTATCGTGGGCGGTCATAAACTCCGACTGGAACTTAAACACCTTGTCCATGTCGCCGTCAGCCAGCGCAGATGCAGCCTTGCCAGCCAGTTCAGCGTCATAACCCTGTGCAACAAACTTCTCACGGTAAGATGCAAGGGTCTTTTCCTTGACGAGGTTCTCCTTGTCGGCAGTCAGGGCTTCAATCTGCTTCTGCATCTCTGCCAGCTTGTCAGCCTGTTCCTGCGCGGCGTTCTCGTCATCGGTGCGCTTTGCCTTGAGCTGCTTCTTGTACTCGGCTGCTTCACCGTTGGCTTTCGTCACGGAGTTGCGCAGCTTCTCCACCTCTGCGCTAGGGTCTGCAACCTTTTCAAGCGCAGAAATGATTTCATCGGCGGTCATGCCCTCTTTGTAGGCATCACCGAGCAACACATTGAGTTTCATATCGTTAATTTCCTCCTGCGTTTTTTTACCGTTGCTTCCCTGCAACGCTGCGAAATTTGTATCCCGGCTTCCCTGCCGGAATATATCAGCCCGCTAATGCGGATTGATTCTGAATTATGCACACAACAGATTGTGTGCGTTCGTCTTGGCAATGAAGTCTTTAACTGCGGTATATTCCCATCCGCAATCCACAAGACCACTTACCAAGCATTCCATAGACTGAATTGCCCGAAGTTCTTCTTGCGTAAAGCAATCGCGCAAATTATCAGACGCTTTGATTTGATATTTTTCACGAAGCTGCGCAGCGTTCATTCCAAACAAAACTTTGTAAATGACATTGGTATACGTGGAGTACGCATGACCGTGCATCCGCTCATTTTCGGCGGACTGTTGCAAAGCCTTTGTAAGAGCTTGCCGAACAGCAATGCCTTTTTCGCGTTCAATCAGTTTTCCGCGCAATGCGCTTTCCATTGCGTTAAACTGTTTGATATACGCTTCCTTAAATCGCATTGCCAATTCGCCAGTGTATCCCATCGCAAGGAGAACGAATCCATCCCTTGTCACAAGAAACATAGGCTGTTGCTTTCCTTGCGAATTTTCATAAGAGGACTGCACGAAATTGTGCAGTCGAAATTCTTCGGAGCATCCGATTTCACGAATGTCTTGAAGAACACGGCGATGCTCTTTCCCAAATGTTTCAGCAATATCTAAGCTAGAAACAACGGTACGTTCTTCATGGTTGATTTTTGCGATTTCAACTAACATTTCTATCCATCCTTCCTATTTGTGGATTTTGAATGTTCTGATATATGCAAAGGGTTATTCGCCCTCTGTTTCTTTATTGGTGCTGTCAGCCTGTCCGTCCGATGTTTTGTTGGCTTCAACAACTTGTTCAGGCTGTTGCTCTTGAGGTTTCGGTGCTTTTCCATCCTCGCCCAGCTTGCCAGCGGCAATCAGGAAGGGCTTGCTCATTTCGTAAGCAGCCTGCGGGTCGGGGAACAGACCGGGCGTGGTGAACGCCAACTGCGGGTCAATGCTCTGACCAAGCATCTGTGCGAAAATCTGAACCTTGCTCTGCTGGTTATCGTACTGACGACGTGGCAGTTTGATGTTGATGTCACTTGCCATCAGCTTAGAACCAGCCGTATCACGCAGGATTTTCAACATTACAGACAGGCTCTGGCGTTCCGAGAACTTGAACATATTCTCGTACTGCTGCGCCCTTGCTTCAGTGTGATTCCAGCCGTTGCGGACGATAACTGCGCCCACGTTGTCAGACGTTGCGTTCTCACTGCCAGTGGCACTAGGCATAGCGGTCAGGCTGCGGTACACGTTCAGCATGGAATCAAGCAAGGTCTGGCTCTGCTGCTGGTCAAGTTCGTTTGCAATCTGCGATACAGAAGCGGGCAGCCCGGAAGTAGATTTCAGGCACATTGCGCCAAGTTCCTTGACCTTGTTCAGCGCATCCTCGTCCACAAGGCAGTTGGTAAACACCATGATGGACTGGATGAACTGCGCTACACCGTCCAGACGGTTGCTTTCAAGGTCGTTGATGGCATCCAGAACGGGAATAGCCGGTTCAAACAGACCCATACGCTCTGGGTTGAGCTTGTATTCGACCATCGGCAGCATCCCTAGAGAGTGGTTCTCCGACTTTGTGACCTTGCCGTTGTCGATTTCAAAGTACTGGTTTGGCGTGTACACGCAAATCAGGTCGTTCAGGTCATTCTGATAATTGCGTGGGATATGCAGCACGTTGGCGATGGGCTTGTGTCCGATGCCGGAGTTGTAAATCACATACGCCATGTCGGGGTCGGGAACGTCCACTAGCAGGGGTGTTTCGTCCGGGTAGTTACCGCCGTACCCCTTATCAGGAAGAACAATGCGGTATCCCTGTCCGCACTCCAACATCCACTGCCAGAGCCGCCGATCAAGCGCGTCCTTGCCCTCATACTGCAAAGCGTTAGACAGCCGGGCGATTTCCTCACCGTCACCTGTTGCCGTTTCAGACCGCACATAAGAGCAGGGAGTGCCGCTCATGTAGCCGGTGTAGAAGCCCACGCACTCGTTGGCGTGGTTCTCTACAATGCGGTTTGTGATTTCAGCGTGGTATTCCTTCGTACGGAGGAGGACAGGCTGGCTGCCCAAGTAGTAGTTGTGCAAGAAGCGAATCTCATTCTTGTTCAGTAGATGAATAGGCTCCGCCTTGCCCATAACAACTTTCAGCACGTTCTCCCGATTGATTTCTGTCTCCGGCGTTTCAATCGGTCTACGTCCGGTCAGTGGATTATTCAAAAATCCGCCAACGGCCATCTGATACTCAGCCATGTGTTCCTCCTTTCCGACAAAATAAAAAGCGCAGCAAGACAAACCTATTAAGGTTTATCTCACTGCGCCAAAACTGCGCTTCAAAAGCTATTTACTTTTCAGGTGGATGGATGATTTTGACCCATCCTTCCTTTGTGTCCCCTTCGATAACGCCCTTGCATCTGTCACACTTGAAATGGTATCGTCCGTCTACTTCGCCAAGATAGCGGTTGCAGCGGATGTTTTTATAGATTGGGTTTTGCCTGATACAAGGGCAACAGATTCTAACTAGCATAAGCGCTCCTTTCGTTGGATTTCTGGAAACAGGCTGTTGAGCACAGACCTGTCAGAAGCTACCGGGAAACTGTTCGCACTTCCGGTCGTGCTATTCTCCGCCTAGAGAAACCATTGCAGCTGTTTCATTCTGCTGTCGGACAGATGTTGGGCTGCAATTTTGGTGTTACATAATGGATTTGAACCAATGTATGTCCGGTTATGAGCCGGATGCTCTATCCGTACTGAGCTAATGTAACATAGAAACCCGGCTTGATTAGTTAACCGCTGCTCTTCGCAATGTCATGCCTAAACATCACATTGAGAGCCGGGAATAGCGGTGGAGGTTTTGGAGAATAAAGCCATGCAAAGCTAGGTAATTGGTTGTGCTGCGTAACGGAATTGAACCGTTGCTTGCCAGAAGAGGGGGAGTATTCTGACATTCCCAGCCAGCAGGGAACGCAACATATAAACCCGGCGAATGGAAAGAGTGAAAAACATTCGCCGGTAAAGGAGGAACGCGCTCATTGACACGAAAGCGAGTAAAAATGACAAAACCTCGCTACGCCAGGCTATTCCTTAGAGGAAGCTGCAAAACTTCCTGTGTACATTATAAGCGTTGTCAAGGGGCAAAATCAAATAAATAGACCCAGCAAACACAATATATTGTGTTTTTAATCAAAAAGGCCTCTTGACAGGCTCAATTTTACTGATTCCGTTGTACAATTCATCGGCAAGCTGTGCCAGACTATCCGGTGCATCATCGTGCGGAACTTTGCCAAGCTGCGTGAACATCGTCACCTGTTCCATGAACGCCTTGTACTCTTTCGACTGGTGTTTTTCGTCAAGGAAGTAGAATCGCTTAATGTCCGGCGCATACTGGATGATTCTGGACAGCTTGCTTTGACCGCTGGGCGCACGCTGGCTGCGGACAGAACAGTGGTATCCATGCTGCCGGAGCTGGCTGTCTACCACATCGCAATATTCGTCACCGCCGTTGTTTGCTTCGCCACGCACCACATTGATTTTGTGTTGGATGATTTTGCCAACAACTTCCGGTCTGGTCACGGTCTTGTCGCCGTTGTTGAACACAAGGTCAGGGATAAACACGGCATCTCCGTACACATAAGCGATAGGACAGGCGGTGAAGTCACCACCACCCCATGCAATATCCATGACCATGAGCTTCCGATCAGGCTCACCGTCAGGCAGAACTCCGTTAAAGTATCGCAGCTCATCGGCAGGGAACAGCAAACCTTCACGCTCAACAGGCTGGTTCATGTATAGCGCTTTCCAGCTCATTTCATCCATGACCTCACGTTGCTTGCGGAGCGTTTCTGTGCTATATCCCACACCGTAGTCATAATCGAAGTTGGATTCGTCTTTTTCGTTCATTGCTGGCATAACAATAAACCTGTTCCTGTCGGAATCGCCGTAGTTTTGCTCTAATCGTCCGATAACATCATGGATAGACCAGCGTGTAGCAATATGCAGTTCTTTGCACTTATTACCGATTTTTCGCTGTCTAAGGTCGGTAGTGTACGTTTCCCACAGCTTATCAAGGCGGGGCTTGGAGAGAGCAACCTCAATGCCGGACACAAGGTCATCGCAGTAAAGAAGTGTAGATGCACGGTACAGACCAGCATTACCAGTGCCAATAGACGTAAATTCCAGCGTTTCAAAGCGCTTTCTTTTGCCCAAGTCGATACGGCAGTCCTTCGCATTGGTGTTCGACACGGCAACGTCCGGGAAAACATCATTCCACAGGTATTCTCCGTCTTTGTCGAATATACGCAAGCACTCGTCATAAACACCACGAACAAAGCTGTTCGAGTGAGAGCCTGTGAGCATCGGTTCGTCTGGATTTCTTCCAGCAAGCCATGTCAGATAGAAAATAGCTAGAGCCGTCTTACCACAGCCGGGGGGCATCGAGATTGCCAGCAAATCCAATCTGTCATCCGCAAGGTCTTGCAGGGCGTTCGCAACGGTTCTTAACACCTTTCTTCTCGGCTGATAGAACTTCTTCTCCGGCGCACGATTCCATTCAAGATAGATGCAATAGCTGTCAAACACATCTTTTGCTTCAAACAGGTACGTCCGGCTGATAATATCATAGACTTTTGCCACGTCTTCGCCTGTTTTCATCTTGGCCATCATGGCTGCACAGACAGAACGCAGCTCACCAGAGTATTTGTAAGCATCGAACCGCTTATCCTGCGGCAAAGAGTCTCTAAGGTTCACGACCGCCTGAAACCAGTCCTCATAGACCTGTGCTTCGGTCGGATTCTGCTTTGCATACGCTTTGATGCTGTCGATGATGGCGATACACTGCTTTGACTGCATAAAAAATAGGCACCCCCTACCTGAAAATGTAAAGAGTGCCTACAACTGCACAAAAATCAAATATTCGGTTTTATAATGCTGTTTTCGGAAAATTATTTGCTAAAATTCGTTTTAACGGATGGAAGGTGCGATTTATTTGACCTCTTCCGCAAGCTGGTTTAGCCTGCGCTTCAATTCATCTGCGTCATAGTACAAGGCATCTGCGACAACGTTAAGAATATCAGGCTTGTCGGTGTAATCGCACAGCGTTTCAATGAGTTTCAAACTCTGTTCTGACAATTTTACGGGTTTCATGCTGTTTTTCCTTTCTTATTCGGTTTTATTCTAGGTTGCGAACAATGTCAGCCGAAAACGCCAGCTAGCACAATGCTAATCGCCCCTGCGACAACACTCGTCAGAACGCCGCAAGCAAAGCCTATTGCACGTTCTTTCCACTGTTCAATCTTTTCCAGCCTATGGATTTTCTTGTAATTCCTTGCACGTTCCAACAGCCAGAACGCCGTGTGCTGCGTATCGCCCCAGCGTATCAATCCATCGTTGGCAAGAGATTCAAGAACGAACTGCGCCGTGAAGTCCAGCTTATCTTGCAGGGCTTTTACGGAATAGAATCCATTCGGAAGGTCTGGCTCATAGGTGTTCAGCGTGTCGATCAGATGCTTCATGTTATCGCTGAGTATCACAGAACGCACCTCGCAACCACAGCTACGATGAAGAACCCGGTAAGCAGTCCAACGACTGCCCCCGCAAGCCAGTCATACGAGTTTCTGTTGTTCCACTTATCCATAGGCTCTTGCTCCTTTCACCTATTCTGTTCAGCAATCCGATACCATGTCTGGCGGGTCACATAATGTTCGCTTGCTCATCAAGCCACGTTTCGCGGTCAAGTCTTTCCTTCTTTTCGATTAAGGTAGGAGTAAAAGTTTTATCGCTCTTCCATCCAGCGTATTTCTTAAAATACGCAAGATAATCTTCTGCTATTGCGGGAATACTTTCCAAAATAAATGTAAGAAGAGCAACTCTCATTTGCCGCTTAAACGTTTCGGAAGGACCTTCTTTCTTGAAATCAAAAAATATATTTTCATCATAAAACAAAACATTGCATTTCTTAGATTGGCATTCCAGCATAAAGGAAGTAAAATCTTTGCAGTTTACAAAATCGAAAACCGAACGAAATGTCAAATCTGCATCTTTTTTGATAAAATCCCAATAAAACGGTTTTTGCTTTTCCATATTGTTCTCCTTTTCTCTTGCCTGTTGGAGAAAAGAATGGTATACTGTGGTTGCACCATTCTTTTTCCTGTTTTGATGAAGTTGGTGTACTCTTAGCGGTGGCTTGTGGTTGGGCTGCCGCTATTTTTATTTGCGTATCTTTCGACACGCTCATACCAAGTGGATTTCCCGATGCCAAGCTGCTTGCAGCACTCTTTTACGGTAATTTTGCCTTTTTGCTGTTGCTCTAATAGGCTTTCAAACTGCTGCTCGTCAACTTGCTTTTCCTGTCTGCCAAAGCTACGGCCTGTTCTGGCTGACACTCGCTTGCCGTCAACAATGGGCATAGCAGCTATACCCTCTGCCTGACGCAAGCGGCGCATATCAAAATCATCTTCGGCATCCATAATGAAATATCCATTTTCGACTAACTTCTTCTTTGTTCTTATTTCCACTTCTCTCGCAACTTCATAAACAAGATTCTCTAGAACTTTCATGGAAACGCATTTATTTCTTTTTACAAAATCTCTAAATGTCTTACTCCTTGAAGTTTTGTTTTTCCATCTGTTTTTATCGCTTCCAATCCCAACGTAAAAGGGGACAAAGCGATCATCTTTAGAGAAAAACCAAACATATACATAGTTGTTCTTTTCGCATTCTTTCGCTGTATTTTGAATATCGCCAAAAGTACGCTCCATTTTAACCTTCCTTTTTTTCTTCCAAAATGGGTTCCTGCTTACCTTTAACCCATTCGCCATCCTTTCCGTACCGATAATATCCCTCATACGTTTTTCTGTTGCTAAGAATAGATTGAACGGTGCTAATGGTAAATGGGTTTCCTTTTCTCCCTCGATAACCCTCTTCGTTTAACTTGTTCACAACAGAACGAATCGTTTCACCCGAATCTCGAAGTTCAAACGCTCTTTTTACAATTTTTGCTTCCTCTTCGTTAATAATGAGTGCCCCATCCTTTACTTTATATCCCATAGGTGCTTTTCCACCGCTATAACCGCCATTCGATGCCTTAATTGCTCTTCCGCTAGATGTTCTTTTTGTTATATTGTCTCTTTCCATTTGAGCGCAACATATTGTAAAGGTTCTCAACATATCAGAAAACACTCCAAATTCTCCAAAATCTTCGGCCACGCTGATAAGCGAAACGTTCTTTTTAGTAAGAAGTTCCATTCTGTACCAAAAATACACATTGATGTCTCTAGCAATTCTATCGCTTTTAGCGGCTACCACAGCTTCGTATTCAACATCATCTTTTCCGTAAAGGATGCTATCAAAGCCCGGCCTACGCTTTGCCCCAGATTCACCTTCATCAGTATACCATTTGACAATTTTCATGTCATTTTTTTTGCAATATTCTTCTATCTGTTCCCTTTGTGCTTCAAGCCCAAATTTGTCCTCTCCGCATTGCCCTTCGGTAGAAACTCGGATATAAGCGGCTACGTTTTTCATTTTTAACAACTCTCTTTCATGACCCTATTATACACCATGTACGTTTAATCGTCAAGAGAAAGTTTGCGTATTTTTGCTTTTACTATCACAATGTTCAGATATTTCTGAAATCACCAATCAAATGCGTTTTTATATACAAAACGTATAGCAATTTCAAAAATATTCGATAATCCGTATTAGGCAAGAACTATCATCACAAGATAACAGCGTCTCAAAGATAGTAAATCGCTATCAAAAATCACATATATGTGAACAAAATCCATGTATTCATGGATAAGAATTATACAAATTGGGCTGTTGACAACTATATACCAAGCGTCTATAATCTAAGACAGCAGAACACACGATGAATCAGCCAACAACGGTAGATTTATCCTTTGTGGCATAAAAAATAGGCCATCAGCACCACCGACCAAAGTTGCACTGATGACCTATTCCACCACAAAACAGAAGCTGCGCAACCAAGGGCGCAGTCTCGGTTTCTGTCAATTATTATAGCAGAAGCAGACGGTTTCTGCAATAGAAAGGAGCAAAAAACATGAACTTTCCCACGACAACCGAAGAATTTCTGAAAACCCTCGCCAACGGCAAAGAGCCGACCAACGAGGACAGGGAGTACGCAGAAGCACTGGGCAAGCTGTCCGAGCTGAACTACCGGGCAGGATACGAAGCGGGAGCGTCCAAAAATAAGGGCTGAGTTTTGTGCAAAACGTAGAAAGTGGTTTGTCAAGATGAACGAGCACTAAATGTTGTGTTTCGTGGGTCTATTTCCGATTGACTTTACTACATTTTGCGATTACACTTAATGCACCTCAAAGAAAGGAGATAAAAATATGGCAAGAAGTCCCTACATCGAAGCATACCGTCATCAGGTGGCAGTTGGCTTCACCGACCGTCAGTACGAGCTTCTGGTTGAGCATTGCAAGAAGTGCCACGTGTCACTGTCACAAGCCGTCCGCGATGCCTACCTTGAGAAGTACCCCATGCCCGATGAAAACGAAAAATGATACGCTCGCTAAAGTTTGCCGACAGCAGCGAACGTATCATGTAAACCCTGAGAGAAGCATTCTCTCGCCGTTATTATAGCAGAAAATTGCTTCTCTCACAAGTGAAAAGGAGCTTTTTAATGCAACTTTCTTTGTCTGAGAACATCAAAATCTTCAACAACGCCGAGTTTGGCGAAATCCGCGTCATGCTCATTGACGATGACCCTTGGTTTGTTGGCAAGGACATTGCGGTAGCACTTGGCTATAAAGACACTGTCAACGCGCTCAAAGCGCACGTTGATGAGCAAGATAAAGCTGGGTGGCGAATCACCACCCAGTTCGGTGAGAAGGAAACGACCATCATCAACGAATCTGGCCTGTACAGCCTGATTTTCAGCAGCAAGCTGGAAAGCGCACAGAGGTTCAAGCATTGGGTCACTCACGAAGTCTTGCCGTCCATCCGCAAGCATGGGATGTACATGACCGACAACCTGTTGGAGACGGCTATTGCCAACCCGGACTTCGTGATCGGTCTGATTCAGAACATGAAAGCCGAGAAGGAAAAGAGTGCAGCGTTGCAAATGCAGAACAAGCAGCTCTGCGAAAAGAACGAGGAGATGCAGCCCAAAGCGGACTACTTTGACGACCTCGTTGCGTGGAACGTATCTACCAACTTCCGTTCTACCGCAAAGGAACTGCGTATTCCTGAACGGCTGTTCATCAAAATGCTTATTTCTGACGGTTACATCTACCGTGACAAGAGCAAGGGCATCCTGCCGAAAGCGGGCAAGGGTGACGGCCTGTTTGCAGTTAAGGAGTACTGCAACCAGAAGAACAAGCACGGTGGCGTACAGACCAGAGTAACGCCGAAAGGCCGTGAGACCTTCCGTCTGCTCTATGCAAGCATCCGTAGAAACGGATAATTGAGGTTTTTCTGAAAAATCCGAAAAACTCACACGGCGGAAATTTTTGTCCTCCGTAAAACAGTCCAATAGAAAAGCCAGTGGTTAGAGAACATCTAGCCGCTGGCTTTTTGTGTTATAGGTCAATAACAGGCTTTTCGGATTTTTCTATACCAAGAACCAAATTTCCACTAATTTTAATCCACTCACCGTCTTTACAGTTCACAT